CAGTATGCGGTTGACGGTCTTGATGACCTCCGCCACATCGGCGTCCGTCTTGCGGAGGAAGATGATGTTCTTGTCGCCGTGCCACAGCATCAGCAGCGAAATGGCGATGCACAGGCAGGTCGTCTTGTAGCTGCCTCGGTGGGCTTGCAGCGTCATGTTATCCGGGTTGCGCACCATGCGCTTTATCCAGCGCCCGTGAAGGTCATCCCGCAGATCGGTGAAGCCCAGCTTGCGGCCCAGTTCTGCTGGATGCTGTATCAGGTGTGTCGCCCGCTGTCTCGGTGTCATGGGTCATCATCTTCTATGCCTTCAAAGGCGGCGTTAAGCGCGTCGAAGTTGACGTTCTTGATACTCACGTCGTTTTCGTGACGGTCACGCCAAAGGTCGGGACGGCGGTTCTTGAGCCAGAAGATTTGGGCCGTGGTGTCCGGCGGGATCTCCTTTGTCACGCGCTTCACATGCTTTTCCTTGACCTTCGGCTTGCCGGTTTTCGGGTCGATCTCGTCATAGGTGTACACTTCCTCCGTTGTCTCGGTATAGGTGTAGCCCATGGCACGCTTCAAGAGCATGTTCTCGACTTCAATGTCAACGGGGGCCATGCCTCTTTTAAGGGCATTACTTATCGGGTCGTACTTGCTTTCCCATTCCCAAAGGGTTTTGACATTGATGCCGATGTTGTGCGCGATCTGTTCCCTTGTCAAACCTTCACGCGCCCAACCTTCTATCTGTGTCAGATTGTCAGGTTCCAACCAAATCTGGTATTTGCCTTTCTTACCAATCGTGAATCACTCCTTATCAAACCATTGCCTGTAGACTTCGCTTGCGACCTGCGCCATCATCACAGGCGGGACGCTCATGCCGCAGATGTATTGTGCGCTTTCAGAAACAAAATCGTAATCTTGCGGGAAAGTCTGGACGTTTACAAAATCATTGTTTGAATAATGCGTCATATCGTATGTTCTGAAATACTGACCACTTGAACACACTGTCGGCGCAATGTCTTTGTCTGTTACAATGAAATTTGTTTGCCCTCCCGTTTTTCCAATCCGTTTGTTTATGTCGTCTATTGCTTTATCTCCTGGCCGATAATGTTTCCGAAATCGTTCCCGTAATTCTGTCGGTCTGTTATCGTTTCCATGTGCTTCTCGTACTTCTCCGAACGCAATCGGCTTTTCTTTGAAATTCAGCGCCAGCTTTGGAAACGCCTGGTCTTTCCTCTGCGCCACAAAAAAGCACCTTTCCCTCTTTTGTGGCACGCCCATGAAAGCGGCGTTCAGCAGAAACAATTGTACCTTGTAGCCCGCCGCGTCAAATGCCTTGAATATCTCATTGACATAGCCTTTGGCGTTGCCTTTCAGCAGCCCGGACACGTTTTCGGCAATGACCACGCGGGGCTGTAGCTTTTGAGCAATGGAGATAAAATAAAAGAACAGGTCATCCAGCTTTTGCCGCGCCTGTCCCTCCCGGAACACCTTCTCTTTGTTCCAGCCCTTTTCACGCTCTCCCGCCGTGCTGAATACCGAACAGGGCGGCGAACCGTCCAGAATGTCAAGGTGAAACAGTTCTTTCGGCAACTCCGCGTCCGGGATTTTCAGAAATTCGCGCACATCCATCAAATACGGGTATTTGGGATGGTTGTTCTTCTGGTAGACCTTCATCACGCGAGGGTCAATCTCCACATTGCCGATAACGTCATACCCCGCCAGCTTGTAGCCCATCGACGAACCGCCGCCGCATGAAAAGCAGGAAAACACGGTCAGCCCGTTTTTCTTGACGTTGGCAAGGTCTGACAGATACCACTTCCACGGGAATTTATGGGTTGAACTTGAATCCACAGCGCGGACATTCGCATTTGAACTTGTCATCGCCGAAATCCTCCTCGCTGTACTCGGTGGCCCCCTGCCCCGTATAGGGTTCAGATACCCCCCCCTGTATATCCTCGAACCCATCAAACTCCGACATATCGAAGTCCAAGTCCATCTCGGCAATCTCCGCCTCCAGCTCGCTGAAATCCCACTCGGCGAAATCGGCGGTCAGGTTGTCGCGGATGCGGTAATCGGCGATTTGCTCCGGCGTCATGTCGTCGGCAATCCACACCTCGGCCTCCGTCCAGCCGAGCCGCTTCATGGCCTCATAGCGTGTATGGCCCGCGATGATAACGCCGTTGTTGTCCACGATGATTCGCGCCCGGTAGCCGTCCTTCTGGATAGACTTCATCACCGGCTCCACGGCCTTGTCATTGATTCGCGGGTTGCGCTCATATGGGTGAATATCGCCCAGGTTAAGCGTTTTCAGGTACATGTTTTGCCTCCTACAGCATTATAGACAACAAAAAGGCGGTCGGCGCGTCTCGCACGCCATTAACCGCCTACACGATGCCGTGATACGACATCTCCGTTCCTTCTGCTCGTGGCAGATGAACAATCACAACCGCCCCCACCTGCGGTGTGGAATCCCCGGCCCGGTGATCCGAACCGATCTACGCTTCTGCCGTGCCAGTGCGGGGAAAATACACAGGCGCGGGGTTGGGGCTGCCGATTGGGAATGATCCAATAACCTGCCGCTTACGAGGCGGCTGCTCTACCGATTGAGCTACGACAGCGTGTGTTGGGCACTGTTGTCGGCACAGTGCCCGAAGCCATCATGTACGCCTCGCACCGGAGTTGAACCGGATGAACGTGGTATATCAGCCACGCACGAACCGTCAGAGACCATGTAGCCCGCCTTTGATCGCCCCGGCAATCCACACGGTGACGACAGGCGGGCACCCACGCCGGGAATCATTGGCGTGCGGCTTGGCTTATAGCCGATCAAGAAAGGAGGTGATCCTATGGCATGCCGAACCATGGGAACACTGGCGCAGATTGGAGGATTTGCACCTCCGGTACCCGTTTCCGGGCACGGCGCATTAGCAGTGCGCTGGTTTCGTCTGCTCACCCAAATCTGCATGGAGCCGTGGTATTTGTCCGCGCCACGGCGTCGCTGCATGCCATCTCCCGTCCCCACCAACGGCAGGAGGCGTCGCTGCTGAAGAAGGACAGCGATCTTTAGTCCCGCTCCCGGCCATCCGCAAAGCCATCGGGTGACCGGGTAGCTCATCCTGTGGACGGGACATTTCATCGACCGTCCGCATATGCGTTGGGGTTGTGTTGAGTTGAGCCCCCAACTGTGCACAGTCCTTATTATACTCAAAAGTACTGCACTGTGTTGACCTATTTTATCTCTTGCCCGCACATCGGGCAGAAATTTATCTCCACCATCTGTTCGGCATATTCCCCGGATGAATTGTCAAATGCCATAAATTTGCCGTCCACGAGACGAATCCCGTCAACAGCGTCCTCTTCCGCCGTGCCAAACATCATCGTTAGCATTGTGCGCATCGTATGCGTTCCTTCGCCAGCATATGTTGCCGGAATCCTTTTTCCGGCGCAAAAAGCACATTCGCTCATTTTCATCCTCCTATGCTATCGGCTCCAAGTCCCCGTTTTTCATCTCATGCAGAATCCAGTAGAAGATACGGCGCACTGTGTAAAACTGTCGCTCTCCCATCGGCGGGCGAGTGTCAGGATTGGCAAAGAGCGCCTGCACGCCGCTTCTCTGCGTCACCGCACGGATAATGTATCGCGGGTCTACCGTCCAGCCATATACCTCTCTCGCAGCCTCTGAAGCCCCTCCCGCCGCCTGTTCGATCATGCGCACGTCCCGCAGAAGCCTGTCACGCTTCGCCGCCGTCGCCGCAACGGGATCGCTTACATGACCGCTGCCGTGGGGCATGAACGTCCCGTGCTCTGTGACTTTCTCGATCACGCGCCCATCTTCCAGTTTCACCTTGCGCTTGGTATGGTATATCTCCGGCACTGGCGTTGAGAGGCGGATGGTCAGCAGCGCGGCGGCGTCGCGCTTCTTCTGCTCGTACTGCAGGCAGAAATACGTCAACTCCTTGTATTCCTCCCATGATATGCCCCATGCGTCCAGCTTCAAAGGTCGGTTGCTCGCCATAATTACCTCCGTCAGTCGTCCTCGTCCGTGCTCAACGGGTAAATCGTCACGCACGGCCCCTGTTCAAAGAAATTGATGGTCACGTACCTGTCCTGCTTCTCCATGGCGTCGTCGATGATCTTCAGGATCAGGCTGCGCACGGTCACGTCGATCTCGTTCATGCCTGTTCCTCCTTCGCCAGCTTGGTGATCAGCTCGCACAGGCTATTGGCGATATGCCGCGCCCGCTTGACGTCCTTGATGTCCCGGACATAGGACACATCCATGATGTTGCAGACGATGCGCCGAACGTGCTCATACGTCGCGTAGCCCTTGTACTTCGGCAGGGCCTCCGCCATCGGGCCGCTCTTGCCACGGACGCCGCTTTCTCCACGAACCCAGTGGTCAATGATGGGCTTCAAGCACTGCGTGTTCTCGCTCGTGGCCTTCTGCCTCAGTTTGTTGTCCTCGATCTCCGCCCGGAGTTCCTGCATCAGTTCGGCTTTCAAGGCCTCGCGCTCTTGGTTCGTCATGATCATACCTCCTGAGTATTTTGTTCAGTCCCTTCACCGCGCTGCCCACGTTCCCGGCCAGTGCCTGCCCGCGCAGCGTCTTGATCTGCTGGCGGGTCAGGCGGTCGGTGTGGGCGTGCAGCGCCCGAAGGAAGGTGTTGGTGGTCATACCAGCCTGCGCTTGATTTCCGCGAAGCGTTCCAACGCCATGCGGCTCTTGCGCAGGACCATGTTCAGCTCGTCCTCGAAGCATCGCGCCTCTTCCTGCTTGTTCATCGGCTCCCCGGTAGGCCCGCCGAACAGAGTGATCTCGGCATCCTGCATCATCAGGATCACTTCTGTCAGCACACCGTTCGTTTCCTTGGCGACCTCTGCCAACGGCTGCCGGGGAGTGGGTACATCGTTTACCATTGCTCGCTCAGTGCAGTATTCAGCCATCATTATTCCTCCTTTGATTCGCTCGGCGTGGCGATAATTCGCGCCATGCGCTTACCTCCGTTCCCCCAGAAAACAGTATCCATCCGGGCTTGTCTTGCACGCTCCATCGCCCCACTTGTGGCACGTTTGAACATCACTGACGAGTATCGGCACTCTCCCGAAGTCTGCCCATATGTCTTTGACTTCATAATACTTGCAGTCGCGGCACCTGACCACATTCACCATGTCGCTGACATACACAAACTGCAGTTTATCCATCAGCATCACCGTCCATCTTCGCGCCGCAGTTCGGGCAGTAGTTCCTATCCGTTCCTGCGTCTACCCAATGCAAACATTCGCTGCATTGGTATCTGCCGTTTCCGACGCAATTAAAGTATGTCCACCGCCCATGTACCGCCGGCACAGCGTCCACAGCGGGCAACTCTTTGATGGTTCTCCAACAATCCGTTTGCACTTTCGCTCCATCCATCGAATTGAAATCAATATGCCAACAGTCGATTGCGTTGAGTGCCGCCGCCCTTGAAATCAGGTCACCGACCACTACTTCCGAACCCGGCATTTCCTCTTTCCCCCTCGCTCAGCTCGTCCACGATCTCCACCGGCTCATGCCGTACATCCAGCACAAGCAGTTGCGTCAGCTTGTCCCCGGCGCGGACATTGTAGTCCTCCTTGCCGTGGTTGAACATGTGAACCATGATCTCCCCACGGTACGTTTCGTCGATTACACCGAAGGTCACGATGTCCTGCTTGGTCATCAGTCCCGACTTCGGGAGCATCACCCCGGCAGTTCCGGGCGGAAGTTCGATGTGTACCCCGGTGCGGAACGTCGCGGCCTGTCCGGCCCGTACAATGCCGCTGTGCAGCGCGTAGATGTCCAACCCTGCGTCGGTTGAATAGGCGCGGGAAGGGGCCTTTGCGGCCCTCTCCACGCCATTCTCGATGTAGGTGTCCAGCTTTACTCTCAATCTCATGCTCCTTTCTCCCGAACCCGTTCTTCCAGCGGATCGCCGTCCAGCGTCATTACGATGCCCAGATCGTCGTACACCTGCTGAACCATCTCCTTGCTGTCGATGGCGTACATGACGCGCTCGTCCACGGCGTTCAGCAGCGCCATACAGCGCTTCTTGCCGAACCCGTACTTCTCATGCGCCACCAGCGCCACCGCCGCGTAGATGTTGCGCAGTGTGTTATCCGCAGCCGTTTTCGCGCCCTCGCGGTAGCCCTCCTGACCGGCGCGGTTCAAGTCCTCAATGGTGATGCCGTTGCGCTGTATGCGGTTGATGTACTCGTTATCCTCCACGCGCTTCTGGCGTTCCTCGGGGGACAGTGCCCAGAACGCCGCAACGGCGTCCTTCTTCGCCTCGCGTGCTTTCTCACGCTCTCCCATCCGCCGTATTTCTCGGCTGGACAGGGTGCCTCGCTTTCCTTTGCTCATGTGTCCTCCTTCGGCTCATACGGCCTTATAAACGGAGTGAATCCCAGATGCAAGCACTTCACCATCGCCGTATCCTTGACCACATTCGGCATGGTCGTAATCTCCTGCACGGCCTTGTAAATGCCGGCAGCCATGACGTCCGGGTCATCGGGCATCTCAATGCCGTAGGTCCAGCAGTATTCCTTGATCGGTTCCCAGTCATCATTCAAAACGAATGCCGTCATGGCCTTGTTACGCGCTTCTACGAAGTCCTTGATGTCAACGCCCATGCTTTACCTCCTTCGGCTGCAACCCCAGCTTCTGCGCGATGTCGGTGGGGATAGGATTATGCTGATACAAGATATTTGTCCGAGAACAACAAATCAAGTGTAATCGCCCCTTTCTTTGAATACGGTATTCTTACCAACGGTATACCGTGCTTCATAGCATATTCGTTCTTGATTGCATCGTATTGCCTTATCTGGTTCAGCCTTACTTCGCTGTACAACACAGACGGTTTGTTCGGATCACCAGACCAGAAATGCTTGCACATGCGTTTCCAGTCGTGCATTACTGCTTGGAACTCACCCATTGTTTGCCCCCTTCCTCGGATGCCTCCCGCACCCGTGTTTCTCGCTGCACTCTCCGGTCAGCTCACACTTCGGCATGAACAGATGGTCGGTGATAACCTCCCATTCGTCGCTGTACCGGCTCAACGCGCCGCTTATGTCGTCGAACAACTCCCGAAACTCCCAGTATGCCCGGCTGCACATGCGCTGATGGCTCATGTCCACGAGGTTGCGCAGGTTGCGCTTGTCTACGATGCGGGTAGTCATGCCCAGCGGCAGCAGCATGGCGATGTCCTCGCGTGGTATGCCACACTGTTCAAGCTCGGTCATTACGTTCCCGATACCGTCCATAGCAGCGCAATATTCGTCGTTTGCCAAAGGATTATTTGCTATGCTTTTCGGCACGATGTACCTGAAATCGCCGTAGTCGATATACCGCGTTGACGCCTGCAGCCGGGTGGGCGCACCGCCGATGTGGGTATACCATTCCCGGATCACCCTCGCACTGTAGCCATCCAGTACCATCTCGATGTTTACGAACTCAAGTGCCCGCCCGTGACCACTGGTGATGCAATTCCACCCGCGCTGATAGTTCGCTGTCGGGTTGTCCTCTCCGCCCCAGCACACCCCGGCCCGCTGGCCTATCAGGGTGATGGGATCGCGGGTTGTCTCAGGCAGGATTGTTACGGTTCCCATGTCTCAATGCCTCCATTTCCCTTTGGTTCTGTCGTTCAATGCGCTTTCTGATGTGATAGACCTGCTGCGATTCTGCCGCCTTTGCCTTGCACGTCTTGCAAAGGACGTTCCCCGGGATGGCTGGTCTTCCGCAGTTCACGCACAGGCCTTTTTCCTTCAACCGTTCCCGTCGTTCCTTATGGTACTCACCATTTCCGTCAGGGAATTTCTTCGCGTATTCCCTCCGGCGCTTTTCTATGCATTCCTCGCAGCGCGTGAACCCCAGCTTGGCGGGACGCTTCTTGCAGGAGAAGCAGATACCGGCATCAACAAACTGCTGATAATACCGGGCATCATAGTTCTTCCTGCGCTTCCTCCTTTCTGCGATCTCCTTCTTGCTGAAATCTTCCTTGTACCTGCGATGGGTCGGCGGCTTCTCAAGGCCGGGTGGCAGCATCCAACGCCACCCAACCTTTTCTGCCGGAATACGCCCGTCTCGGATGTACTCCCTTACCATCTGCGGAACGACGTGCCAAATCTTGGCGTACTCGTTCGGCGTCAGCCAATCATCGCTCATATCCGTCGCCCCGCGTTCATCCGCGCATGCGCTTCGACGGCGCACAGTATAAACAGCCCGTAGACGCCCAGAAACGCCCCTCTCAGCCGTCCAACTGGCCGGGTTGAGTATTTCCTTGCCAGCTCCCGGCGCGTGCGTCTGAACCGCTTCTCGTCGCCGTAGGCGCGAAGCTCCGCGCGAGACTTGTACCTGACCAGCTCTGCCTTGACCGCCTTGAGTTGACCATCGTCCAGCGGGATCACCCGGCGCGTCATGCCCTCGACGATGGCCCCGGCGATCTCAGGATCACCCGCTGTCCGTATCACCAACGCCCTTGTCATGCTTCACTCCCCCACATCGAAATCTGCTTCGCATTCTTGCGGTTCTTCGTCTCAAGATCAAAAAGGTTTATCTGATCAATCTGCATCGCACTCAGCATTTCAGCCTTTGCCCGGTTGAAGAAATTGCGGTCAATTTCAAATCCATAGGCATTGCGCCGCATCTCTGCCGCGGCCCGCAGGGTGGAACCACTGCCCGCCACCGGGTCTATCACCACATCGCCGGTGTCTGTAAATATGTCGATCAGCCGCTTCAACAGCCTGACGGGTTTTTGCGTCGGGTGTATCTTCGGAATGTCCGCGCCGTCCCTCTCCCATGGCATCCAGTTGAAGATCATCCTGCCACCGTTGCGAAATTTCGGCAATCTGTCCCGGTACAGCACCAGCGCATGTTCCGTCGCGCCCACGATCTTCATGTTCGCCTTCAACACCTGCGGCGAGTAGTTCTTGATGAACACCAGCGGGATATACTTCCCGAATCCGGCGTCAGCCGCCCAACGTATCACGTCGCCCTGCTGCTGATAGGCGCAGAATACGATCATGCACGGCGCACCGCCCTTACCCTGCTTCGGCTCCGGCTTCATGAGGCGGGCGCAAAACATGAAATACTCCGCAATCCTGAAATAGCCGTCGGAATTGAAGAAGCTGCTCTTTGCCTTGTCACTTTCGCCGTTCTTGTTATCCCCCCCCACATACCACATAGGATTTGACCCATAGGCCGCGTCGCCCAGATTGTAGGGTATGTCGGCTATAATAAGCTGCGCCTTCTGAATCGGATAGGATTTCCAATTCTGGAAACTGTCGTGGTATAATTCACATTTCATAGATTACCACCCGTGTATCTTCGCATGTTCGATCTCGTCAGGCTCCGCCGGGCGCATGTCAACCACATGATCGAGATTGACTGTTATGCTGCCCTCGTCCACAAGCGGCCTGAACGCCTCACAGTTCAGATCGCCGCCGTCAGTCGCGCCTACCGTGTAGCCCAGTGACGGGCTGAACCAGTTCAGTTTCATTTCGTCCTTGGTGATCTTCCTGCCGTCGGACAGGTGTACCGTGATCATCATCTCAGGTGTCGCCTCCTTTGTACTCTGTCGTGATTCTCCTTGGCGTAGGCCTTGGCCTCGTCGTCCTTCCGGGCATTGTCGTGGACTTTCTTCTGCACCGCCACCCACTCGTGATATGCCGTGCACTGGGCATGACATATCTCCGAGCGGCGGATGCAGGTATAACATGGTGAGTGATTCATATTCATGCATCAAGTCCCTGATTAAAGGGATAGCAGTTATCACGCACGCGGAAGTGCGACAGGTTATGCGCGAAGGCCCAGATGGTGCTTTCACAGCGGTCATACACTTCTGACGTGCTCTTGTAATGCCTCACGTAATCTCGAAGGTTCAACACAAACCGGGAATTGTAACCTGTTGCGCCGCTGACTTCATTCAACCTGTACACAAGGCAGAACTGATACAGCGCGTTATCTTCCTCTCCGCGATAGATCGCAGCCAGCAACGCAGCCCCCACAATCGCGGGAATACGGCAAGAGCCGTCCCTTGCACCACGTCCATGCTGAGAGCCGCCAATGTACATGTACAGCTTCTTGACGTCATCATAATGACGATTGATATAATCCACGATCTCAGCCGGGTCTGCCTTGTGTCCGCCGGGCATCTTATAACGGATATATGCCGATACGGAAGTTCCAGCATAACGGTAAACAGGATCATCAATGCCTGACATCATGGTCACATTGGCATAGGTGCGCTTGCGCCCCATGTCGATGGTGAACACCTCACCGGGCGCGTGGTGAACGTTGTATGTGACGTTCATTCTGACCGGGATGTTGGCTTCGATAATGGCATGCAGCCTATGCTGCCCGTCGATCAGTGCGCCATCCTCGTCGAATGCAATGCCCTGATGCGTCAAGTTCCAGTTGCCATTCTTCATCAGTCTGGCGTAACCGTGGACGGTGTTCTTCAATACCGGGCGATTATGTTTCATGTTCCTTGTCAGCATGTCTCGCGCCATGTCAGGCGTGATCGTGATTACCTTGGTTTCCATTGCGATTCCCCTTTCAGATGTTCAGATATGCTTCGATTTCCTTCCGGGCTTCTTCCCAGCCCCTACACATGACAGCGCGGTATCCCTGCTTGGTGAGATCGCCCAGCCACCGCCGCTGATCATTGCTCAGCTTGCCGTTGCGCACGCGCTTCAGCTCAATATACAGCCCGTGATACGGCCCACGCGCCACGGGCAGGCAGATGTCCGGGACGCCCGCCTTGACGCCCTGCTGCTTGAGGTTGTGCGCCTCAAGCGTGTTCCGGCTACCCCCATTGGGAATATGGAAGCAAAGTCCCAATTCAGGATGCATCGTCTTGTTAAAATTGATCCACTGGAACAGTATTCTTTGTTCCTGAGCTTCCGTTGGAATGTTTTGCAGCATCCCACCGCGCCCTTGTTGCACGGATTGTGTTTTCATGTACTGTTATCCACCTACAATTCTCTGGACAATAGTCCTTATTGCTATCAATGCGATCAATTGATAGACGGTCGCGTCTTTCTACACCTTTACGGTCTTCATAACCGTTTGCGTATGCCCACTCTGAAAAACCTGCGAATGCTTTCCATTCATCGCATACCTTTATCCCCTTCTTTCCATACCATCTGTATGCTGGGTTATTCTTGTTCTCACATCGCTGCTTCATACAATGCCATACGGAATATAGGCATGTATTTGTTTTTCCGTGAGTTATATTGTCTTTGGCAGCCTTTCTAAAACGTTCTACTGCCTGTTCACGTTTTATACACCCACAACTTCTTACGGTTCCGGCAGTTAAATGCCCTGTTGTAACACTTTTTGTGTTTCCACAGTCACATTTACAGACCCAATAAATATCGTGACGCTTTGGTCTCGCCTGATCTTGTGAGATAACCTTTAAACGACCGAACCGTTGTCCCGTCAAGTCATATCTCATAATTCACTCCCATTCTCGCTGTTCCTGGGCTTCGGTGGGAGGGGTGATCATTGCCATGGTGTCGCCTCCCTCTGCTCATCGGTCGGGCGGGATGTCCAGCAGCGCCATGTCTTGCCATACAACTCGCTTGTCAAGTCTTCCGCACCTTTAAGTTCTCTGACTTCATCATCGACAATCCAAGCACATACTCCGTTACGCATTTCGATAATAACTGGTTCCCGTGCCGTCCTATCACTGTTCACCCAGCTGCGTACATCACCGACTTTCATTACACGCGGCTCCTGCGCTTTCAGCAGCAAGAGTGCGTCGTGCATCAACTCGTCCTTGCACCCTCCCGGCGCATCGCTGTCCTTGTACGGACAAATATCGCTCAACCCCTCGAGGCAGAGTTCCAGCCCGTCGATCACTTTCTGCCGCTTCTCCGCGTCACTCATCGCGTTCGTCCTCCTTCCCGAGCAGCGCCATGCCCAATCCCATGATCCCGATGATGATGAACGTCAGCCCCAGCACCGCCGCCCCGGCGAACCAGATGCGGACGCCAGCGGCAAAACCCTCAGTTACCCATTGTGCGAACATTCCGGTACCTCCTCGTATTTCCACCACTTGCACAGGATTCCCAGCCGTTGCAACGTCAGCAGGACGTCCTTCGCGTCGAGCTTGTTCTGCACCGTGTAGGTGTACTCCCGGTCGTCTGTGGTCTTAATGTGCATGATCTTCATAAAACCTCATGTTCATGGGCTTGAACAGGCACCACGTCCTGCCCGTCGGCCCTTGTCGTTGTTTTGCGATCTCAACGGTGAACGGCTGGGCGCAGGCGTTCATCGCCCGGTCATAAATCCCGTCGTGCTTGCCCTCGGTACGCTTGAGCGTCGGGTCGTCCGGGTTGTCCGGGCTGTGGATCAGCAGTACGTTGTCCGCGTCCTGCTCAAGGTCTCCTGAGCCTCGCAGTTCGTCCAGCGTCGGTGCCCGTCCGCCCTTCTTCGAATCATCCTGCGACTGTCGCCGCACCTGTGCCGCCGTCAGGATCGGGATATCCAGCATCAGCGCCAGTTGCTTCAATCCCTTGGAGATGTGCCCCAGCCGTTCCACGTCATTGCTGACCTTCTCCGCCGTGCGCATCAGTTGGATATAATCGACCACCAGCAGGTCAAGCTCACCGCGCTGCCGGGCATGTCGGGCGATATTGGACAGGCGTTCGATGGTCAGGCCGTAGGACTGGTAAACATGCATCCTGTCGTTCATGCCGTCGTCCGCCAGCCGTTCAAGCCCTCCGGCCAGTGCCGCCCAGTCTTCGTCTGTCAGGGCTTTCTTCCCCTTGCGCTGCTTAGTGATGCCGATCAGTGACGCGCTCGCCAGCGCCCTTTGCCCGATCTGCAATGCGGACATCTCAAGCGAAAAGTACCCTACATGGAATCCTGCCCGAACCGCTGACATGCTTGCCGCCAGCAGAAACGCGCTCTTGCCCTTGCCGGGTCTCGCGCCGACGATGGTCAGCTCCGGCTTTCGCAGCCCTCCGCACAGCTTTTCGTCCAATTCACTGAATCCCGTGGGCAGCGGCTTTTCCTCTTTCTCGGCAGCTTCAAACGCCAGTATCGCCGCATCGCCGCCGCTGATCCACCCGGCGTCCCGCTGCTGTGCGCGTGATGTGATGTCGCCGCACGCGCCCTCAATCAGCTCAATCAGCTTGTCCGCATCCGCGTCGTCTTTGTTCGCCCTCCGGGTGATGGCCTCCGCAATGGCAAGCACTCCGCGCAGCTTCGACTTCTCCAGCACGATGTCGATGTAGGCGTTGACGTTCGCCGCGCTGGGAACGCTCTGGCTCACTTCGACCAACTTCGCCGGGCCGCCGATGAAATCCAGCTTGCCCCGCCGGGTCAGCTCCGCGTCCAGCGTCACCAAATCGACCTTCCTGCTGCCCAGCGCCAACGCCAGCATGCAGGAGAATATCTCCCGGTGGGCTGGGTCGGAGAAGTCCTCCGGCCTCAGCCGTTCCGTTGCCGTGTTGACCGCCGTGCTTGATCTCAGCATCGCGCCGAGAACGCTGCGCTCGGATTCAATGTGCGCAATCATCGTTCTTCATCCTTTGTTACAGCAGCCCTTGCCGCTGAAGCTCTTCCCGATCCTTCCGAGACTGTTCGTCCTGCAACCGCATCAACTCGTCGTAGGGGAGGTCTTTCCACGTTTTAGGGCGTTCGGATTCGGCAGCCTGCGCGGGTTCGTCCTCCCAGCGAGCACCGTTGAGGTAGGTGGCGGGATATGGAATATACTTTTCCTCCGTCCACTCTGTGTCGCTGTTCACCCTACGCCGAACATCAGCGATGATTATCTGCTTCAGTTCATCGGATGGCTTCAACTTCGTCCATGCTCTGAGAGCTGATTTCTTGTCTACGCACCTTGGATATACAGACCAGAAATCGTCAAACCCGGCAGGATTCTCTTTTGCGGCGTTCTTGCGCGATATAGATATATCTTTGCTTACATCTGTTGATATATCTGTATTAGAGGGTACATCTTCGTTTCCACGTTCTGACATTTCTGTATCTACGTGGGTACGCTTTTGTAATATCGTGTAGCCCTTTTCCGTAATCGCGTACCATGTCGGTCTTTTATACCTGTCAGTGTTGTAATCGCCGGTTATGATAATACCATCTGAGATCAACTTATCCATTGCGGTTTTGACTTGCCGTTCGCTCAAATACGGGAACAACTTCGTATAGGCTTCACGGCTGTTGTACGTCCAATAATAGCCGTCATGATAATGGCGCTTGTTGGCCTTGTTCTTCTGAATCCACCAGAAAATGTTTTGCAGAAGAATCGCGGCATTGATGCCATATTTGACAGCTATATCAACGTCAAAGCTGTGTTCCATGACTACCTCCTCGCATTAGGTGTTTCACCATGCTCAAACCGCGCCTGTCTTGCCTTCCAACGGGCAGATTCAAGAAACGACTCTTGACCCCGAATCAAGAATTGTGGAATTAGGTATGGATGGTCATAACCCTCATAACAACTATAGTCAAGTTCGCCAATGGCAATAGCTATTTGGTGTTTGGCGTGTCTTGTTTCCTGAATTGCAATATGACCACTTTCCCCCATGCTGGCTTTCCACCATCTTGCACCTTCTATAAATACAGCGCTGTCGTATTCAGGTACATATCGCATTACCAATTCCTGCCACTGGCTGTAAAACGCAAGAACGTTCATATCTACAGGATCACCGAAGCAGAGTAGGACGACGTTTTCAGGCATGGAACAATTCAACATAGCACATTTGTCCTTTGCCTTTTCCAATGCGTCCTCTTCAAGATTGCTATGCTTGATCTCAACGAATGCCTTTAATCCCGGCAAGTAGAAGTCCGGCAGATATTTTGTACCATCATCCAGCACATATCCTTCTGGTTCATATTGATACTCAATGCCAGCCGCGTCAAAGAACACAGCCCATCGCGCCTCAAGGCGGCTTCTGAACCTATAACCGTTATACACGGTCTCAATCGGCTTTATATCCATGTCCTACCTCCGATCATTTGAACGGGAGTTCATCATCATCCACTTCTGTGAAGTCCTCCGGCGTACTGTCCTCCCGGCTGGGCGGAGGCGTCGGGCCGTTGTCCGTGTTCGCGCTGGACAGGGCTTCGACGTGGTCAGCGATGATCTCCGTGACGTACCGCTTGCTGCCGTCCTGCGCGTCATAGGAACGGGTCTGGATGCTGCCCTCCACGGCGACCTTGCGGCCTTTGGAGAGGTAGCGGTTGCAGAAATCGGCGGTCTGCCGCCACGCAACCACGGTGAGGAAGTCGGCGTCATACTTGCCGTCCTTGTTCTTCACCCGGCGCTGAACAGCCACGGTGAAGGTAGAGCGGGATATGCCGTTCTGGGTGGTATGGGGTTCAGGGTCTTTGGTCAAATTCCCGGTGATTATCACTTTGTTCATGCACTCTTGCTCCTTTTCTTGGTGTTCAGGTGGTATATCTTGCAGATTGTCTTGTCCGCCGTGATACCGCCGTTCAGGTGGTACTTCTTCATGAAGCTGTCCCGCCCGATGGTGTGGATCTCCATATGATGCTCCCTGCACAGCGGCATGACCTCCATGCCCTCGTGGATGATCTCGTCGCGATCCCTGCCCATACCAATTGCCGACACATGATGAAGGTCAGCCCGCTTGCCGCAGATAGGGCACTTCTTCGCCGCCGTACAGGCGTACAGATAGGCTTCGATGTCGTCCACGTATTCCAGCATGGGCCGCTTCGTGGGCACGTCGTGGGACACGATGAACCGGGCGAGGAACGTCTGAAATGCCGCCACGGTGGACATTGGCGCGTTGCTCAGGCTGAACGTGTCCATGTCATCCACCAGCGTACCGATGAAGTTGAACTTCATCATGTCCTTGATCTCGTCGGGTTCGTACCCTGACCAGTCGGCGATCTCCCGCAGCATGGCGTAACAGCTCCGGCGCTGCTTCTCGGACAGTGGGCGGGAGTCAAGCATGGTGATCTCGACCTCCTTGTACTCCCGCCGGCACATCGTCGCAAAGTCCTCATACGGGGCTTCGATCAGCACCACGCCGCGCTTCTCATCATAGTTGACGATCTTCCCGCGCACGCGGTCAATGACTTTGGTCATGCTGCCCCTTCCTTCTTCGCCTTCATCTCCTGCTGGCAGTGGTAGCACAGGGCCATCTTGAAGTCCTTGAGGCCCTGCTCAAGCACCTGCTCGGCCTTGATGATGGACTTGTCAGCGAGCTGTCCGCCCCGGATGGGCTTGCCGCAGCGTTCGCAGGTCTTGACGTCCTTCGTGGCCTTGGCGATCTCGGAACGCCGTTCCTCAGGCGTTTGCGGGGCGTTATTGGCGTCCGTTTCCGGGGCCGTGTACTTTGTCCTGCCCTTGTCCCAGTACACGTCAGCGGCGATGCCAAGGGCCTTACAGGCCACGCTCAGGGCGTCCGTCAGAGCCATCTTGAAGCACTCATCGCTCAGATACGGGCCATTGCGCTCCTGCGTCACAAACGCCGCGCCGCCAGTGCCGGGGATGCCTGCCGACGTGTTGCCGGTCTCCGGGTCGGTGTAGTACAGCAGAATATCCACAAACGCCGCCCGCTGGTGGGTGATCTCGTCGTCGATGATCCGCTGGTCGGTGATCTCGTACCACCAGCCAAAGCCGCAGGGACCGAACATCTCAGTGAGCCGCTTGATACGGTACATGGGGTTGATGTCGGTCATGCCCTTCAATCTGCCCGCGGTGATGGCCTTCTTCGCCTCGTCTGGCACGCCCCGTGCCTTCTCGTAAATGCGCATGTTGTTGCTCATTTCTTATCCTCCTTCATCGGCCCCATGTACTGCCACAGGGTATCTTCCAGTCGGTAAAGGCTGTGCTGGACGTTGGTCAGCATGGCGTCCTTGGTTCTGATCTGTGCGATCTCGTCCAGCGCGTCCTTTACCTTGATGTACGCGGTTCTCACGCGAAGCTGTTCCGCCTTGGTCATCAGACCACCGCCCGCCAGTAGCCCCGGACCTGCTCCGCCTGTTCCCGGGCGTCCATCTCTTCGATGCGGGCGTGTATCTCGTCGCGCTGTACGCCCAGATAGACCAGTTTGTCGTGCAGGATGTCTATGACATCCGGGCACTCCTCAACGCCGTCGAGGGCCTCCATGGCGTCCTCAATGCGGGTGATGGTCTCGGTAAGCCGTTCCAATTTCTCGTGCAGGGTCATTGACTGTTGCCTCCCGTCTGTGGTATACTGTTGATGTCGGTTATCCATTGCCGATTCTCGCGCCGTTCCGGGCTTCCCACCGGGCGGCGTCTTTAGTCCGTCTCGATCACGTCCCGGATGTACCGGGTGAAGTAGGCGTCCGCCCGTTCGCGGTGGATCAGCACCTTGTGGCCTACACGCAGGACGGGGAACTCTTCGTCCCGGCGGTACAGGTTGTCGAGCTGCCGCTGGGACAGGTTGTATCTCACCGTTGCCTGTTTGCGGGTCAGCAGATAGGGCGCATCGTCGTACATGTCCATCAGTACGTCCTCCTTCCGCGCTTGTTTTCCATGGTCTCCTGTCCCCGGCTGAATCCGGCCCAGTAGCCGATCCATCCGGCAGCCAGTTCACCGAGCAGCAGTATCGCCCAGATGCTCACGATCTCACCCCCGTTCCAGACAGTAGCCATCCATTTCTTCCTCGGTCAGCTCCCGGTCGTACTCGACGAAGCCCCACGCCTCAATGACGTGCCCTTCCTCGTCCACCATGTAGCCGTCCTCGTCGGCGGATTCCTCGCGGATAGCTCCGGGCGGGACCGTGCCAGCGGCGGGCGATTCAGCGAGGCAGTAGTAGCGGTAAACGCGCTTCATGCCACTTCCTCCGTTCTGATGATCGTTTTGAACAGCCTTATTGAGCCGTCCTTGTACTTCACGCAGTCAACGGTCTTGAAGGTGTTACCGTTCGCGTCATTGATGATCTTGCCGTCAGCGTTAAAGTAGGCATCATCAACGCTTATGTAACCGCTACTGTCCGCGATCATCGACAGGAAATCACCAGAGTGGTTATATTCCTTATAGACCGCGTACATCTGCTCTGCCAATGCAAGCAGCTTCGCCTCACATTCCTTTCGGGTCATCGGGCATCCTCCTTTCAGTCGTCCCACGGTTTCTTCCCCGTGATCTCAATGTGTTCCAGTATCAGCTCCAACGCGATCAACCCGATGCACCCTGACATCGTGGTGATCAAAAAGATTCCCAGCAGCATTTTGATTGCTCCTTCTTTTGTAATGGTCGGTCAGGCGGGCTTGTCATCCTTGCCCAGAAGGTAGTCCGTCGTGCATCCGAAAAGATCAGCAATAGCTAATAGCTTATCGGCCCGGGGAAGGGAATCTCCGCTTTCCCATTGCCATACGCTAACCTGATTTACCCCGATGCAATCAGCAACATCCTTCTGCGTCAGGCCCAGCTTCTTGCGAAGCTCTTTAAAACGGCTCTTTATGTTCTCACCCCCCTTCGGATTAGCTCATAGCTAATTATAACATAGTTTTAGGCTATTGTAAATAGCTAAATACTATTTTTTGAAATATTTACAAAAATAGCCGTAGACTATATAATAGATACAAGGAGGTGGGACTATGACGCGACTTCGCCAATGCCGAGAAAGAGCAAAGCTGAGCCAGAAATATGTCGCGCTAACATTGGGGATTGCGCCGCCGAGCGTAGCGAACTGGGAACGCGGCAAGACAAATCCAACACATGAGAATATAGTGAAGCTGGCAGACCTGTACGGCGTCAGCGTAGACTACCTGCTGGGAAGAACCGAAGAACTGCACGCGGACAATTTATCAATCAAAGATATTGACTTCGCCCTGTCCGGCGAAATCCGCGACTTGACCGATGATGAAAAGCTGGACATTCTGGACTATGTGAGATTCAAAAAGGCACAAAAAGCACGACAATGAAATGAAGGAGTAAAGCTATGTTGACATTGCAACAGCTTTACGAAAGAGCATATCAGGAGCACATTGAGATCGACGAGATACACATGCGGGAACTGCGAGCGGTGTCCTTCCCAGAGGGCTGGATCGCCATTGACCGACGGAGGTATAGGGACGATATTGAGTTCAAGTGCGATCTCGCGCATGAGATCGGGCACGTCGAAACGGGCGCGTTCTACAATATTTACTCGCCCTATGATCTGAAGGAGAAGTGCGAGTACAAGGCCAACAAACGCGCTGCCGAAATCCTGATGCCTCTGGACGAGGTGCGCGAGGCGTTGCACCGGGGATATGCGACCACATGGGCACTGGCTCAATACTTCGAGGTTGCGCAGGAATTTGCGGAGATGGCGATGGGTATGTATGAAGCAGACCTCATTGCCGACAGAAAACAGGAACAGCTTGAGGCCGTGCTGTCAGTGCATGGGTTGAAGGTCGCAAACGGGAATAAGGTTCTGCCGCCGATGATCAAGGCGCGGGAACTGATACATAAAAAAGGACCAGCAAATGCAAAGCGGGATGACTGGAAGAACGACGTGTACCTTAAAATGGACTTATTATAAGGAGGAATTGAGGTATGTTCGGTAGCAAGCAGCTCAGATGTCCGAAGTGCAAGGGCACGACCATTCAGATTCAGATGGTCGAAACAGGGAGCAAGACAAAGAAGTCGGGCAACGGTCTCGGCGGCAATGCCTACAACGCTGCCCGTGGTCTTGCAGGTGTCGCCACGTTGGGAATCTCGAACATAATCCTCCCAAAGGCAAAGGGAAAGGAAAAGACAGTCAACAACATCGTGAAGGTGGGGCTGTGCCAGTCCTGCGGACATTCATGGGAGATAAAGAAATAAGGGCGCACGCCGCGCCCTATTCTTTTACCCCGGAGGTGAGGTAATGCCAAAGAAGAAGAACACTCGTGCCAGCAACGGCATGGGCAGCATACGACAACGCGCTGACGGGCGATGGGAAGCGCGGTACAGCACGCCGGAAGGGCGGCAGAAATCCGTCTATGGAAAGAGTGAGAAGGAGGTCACGGCGAAGCTGCGCGGTGCCCTGCACGATCTGGACAGAGGCGCATGGCGGGAGCCGTCGAAAATGACGGTGGGAGAGTGGCTGGACATATGGATCAACGACTATCAGGGCCACACGACCGGGCGGACTGTGGAGACATACAAGTGCATCGTCAACGCGCATTTCAAGCCCACATTCGGGTCCGTGAAGCTGGTGAAGCTGTCACAGATGCACGTTCGGCGTATGATCGCTGATTTGCAGAAAAAGGGACGGGCATCGTCAACCATTCGTCACTCCTGCGCCATCCTCGGCGGGGCGATGAAATGCGCCATGGAGGCGGGCCTGATCAAGGCCAATCCCGTGGAGGGTATCAAGCTGCCGCGAAGGGTAAAGGCGAAGTTTACAATCATTGACCGGGAGCAGATACCAGCGTTCGTCGAAGCCGTGGAGAATTGCCCGTTTCCGAATGAACTGCTGTTCATGCTGTACACCGGGGCACGTGTGGGTGAGGTTCGCGGCCTCCGCTGGGACGACATCGACATGGACGCAGGGACAGCCCACATCCAGCGACAGCTCCACCCGGTCACCCACGGCGAGCGCATCACGCCGCCGAAGGACGGCGAGGACAGGGAGATGCACCTGCCAGCCGAAGCCGTGGACGTACTCAAGCGTCAGCGGAAACAGCAGTTAGAACAACGCATTGCAGCCGGGGATAAATGGATTGACGATGATCTTACCCGTGATTTGGTGTTCCGCCAGAAGAAAGGGAAAGCCCATTCGGAACTTTCGATCTTCAAGGCGTGCAAAGCCGTGGGTGAAGCTATCGGCATGCCTGAGCTGCATCCGCACGATCTCCGGCATTCATATGCCGTGGCTGCCCTTCGATCTGGGGTGGACGTCAAGACCGTCCAGCACAACCTCGGGCACAGGTCAGCGTCGATCACTCTGGACACCTATGCCGCGTACACTTCCGACGCGGGCAAGGAAGGAGCGAAAAAACTGTCCGATTACCTCCAAAAAGCAGGAAAATGAGGCTGAATAGGGTAATAATTAGGGTCAATGGCTTGTCGAAACAGCCAAGGGCCCTTTATTTATTGGGGTATTCTGCAAATGGAAATCGACCATATGTTTAAGAGTTTGGGTAATTGCGGCGCTCCGCTGTGCCTCGCTGTGCCACTTCCTTCATATAAATAGTAGCACAGCAAAGCATAGTGAGGCAAGCCATATAGGGTAAATCAGGGTCAAAGGAAGCCCCGTCCGGGTGGGCGGGGCGTAGATCAGAGCTGGCGCATTGCGCTGTCATACAACCGGGGTTGGAGCACTTGGATGGTGGACATCAGCTCGTCCAGCCACGGCCAGATGTCGGCGGGATCACGACCATGTATCGCCGCCGAGAACTCCGTGCCGCTGTCGTAGTCAATGGTTGGTGTTTCGGCAGGTTCGGCGGCGTAGGAGTAGGACTGTGCATTTTCTGCGCGTTCCAACGGTACGGGATCACCGAACAGCTCGCGCTTGATGGTCAGGTATGCCGCCAGCTTGATGCAGGTGTTGGCGTTGGGGTTTGGTTCCCCTTGACACTGAGCGATGGCCTCGTTGAGGTCCTTTTCGTAGATCAAGGGGCGTCACCTCACATCTTCTCGACTTTCTCCATCAGGCGCTGCACATCGCGCTTGATGTCCTCGACGGACTCACCGTCCGCGCCGGAGTAACGGCCCATGCTGTCCCTGCGGGCGTTCATACGTCCGCGCATGCTGTAGCCATCATTCCGGGAGTAGCGGCGGGAGTAGTTGCCGCCCATGCCGTCAGGGTACATGCGGGAGCTGTAGCCGTCCTCGCCTTCACCATCGCAGATGTTGCACAGGTGTTCGACGGAAGCAGACAGACCCTTGATGTTCTTCACGTCATCCGGGGAGAACTTGCCGTTCTCGGCGTAGTCCTCAAGCTCGTTCATCAGCTTGTCTTTCAGTTCATAGAGCTTATGCATTGCTTTCTCCTTTCTCAGCGCCGGATGCCAGCGAAGTCAAAGACGATGTTTGCGTTTCTAACTTCGATGGGCTGGGGGCTGATATTGCGCACGGACACGGAAGAACAACCACAGATGCAGGGCACAGATACGATCACGTCAGCACCCACGTTACCAAAGTCGCCAGCGGCGGCAGGGGTAAACGACATGATGGAGCTGGGGTCTTCCTCGCCGTCGATGAAGATAGCAAGATCAATTTCTTCGACGGTTCCGGCGGGATCAGTAGGAACGGCGATATTCGCGTGGAAAGCCACCTGATAGGTCGCCTCCGGGAATCCGCAGCAGCAGCACCGGCGGCACGGGACACCCATCACACGGGGAGAAGCAAGCCGAAACAGGCTGCTTTCGTCCCTGTGATAGATCATGCCACGGTTGCACGGCACCGGGGATTCGGAGAAGATCACGCCGCCGTTGGCAGGTACGGTCTGAACCGCAAGGGACAGTTACGGGACATGTGGGGGACACTTTCATCCAAATTTTAAAGATTTTATTAAATGTGCCTTTTCCCTATTTACAATATAAACTTTTGTTGATATAATAAAGACAGTTAAGGGAACGACATTAAAGGAGGACATCGCAATGAAGAAGTTCGTAGCAATCGGCCACTGGGATTACAGCAAGAACATCACCTGCGCGGTGAGCGACGCGAACACCCGCAAGGAGTTCGAGAACGATCTCAAGGGAAACGGCTTCATCGCCTACATGATCTTCTCCGAGAAGAAGATCAGCGAATACAAGGCGGCTGACATCTTCGGCAGGATGGAGATGATTTCCAGCCGCAACCGCCACGCAATGGACATCGAGGACTACATGAGCGAGTGCATGGACATCATCGAGAGCAAGCTGGCAGCAATCTAAACCCACACAACGCCGAGCCCGGCGGCTAAACCGGGCAGATGAAAGGAGAGGTTGAAGATGACGCAGGAACAGAAGGTCGACTGGCTGGCCAATGCGAGCGCTGAAGAACTGGTGAAGCAGGCTGAATGGACTATCGCTTACAGGAACAGCGACAACATCGCGCTCAGGATAGAGGGGAATAGAGACTGGGAACTGGTAAAGGGCGAGCTGCTGAAGCGGCTGGGCAAGTGAAAGGAGAGATAATAGTGTATATGAGCTATTGCAAGTTCGAGGGAACGCTGATGGAGCTGCAGTCCTGTTTGAACACGGTCGAGGAACACGTCAACGGCGAAGCAGAATACCCGGTATCCGAGAACGAGATCAACAACTTCCAGCAGATGGTGACCGACTTCGTGGGCTGGCTGCACGACATGGCGCTGCTGGATGATGAAGGGTATCTGGACGAGGACGCACTGAACGATGTCTGCGATGATATGGCGAAGGTGAAGGAGGATGAGGAAGATGAGGATTGGTGACAAGCTGGCCATGATGAAGGCCATCGACAAGCGCAACGCGGAGAGCATCCGCAAGTGGAAGGACAGGGCGGCGTAATGCCGCCCGGAAGGGAGGACGCAATGGCAAGGCCAAAACGCATGAAAATTACTGATGACGTGAAGGATATTGTTGGGCGTAAATGTGTAAACTGCGGCAGCACAGATGACCTTGTATATCATCATATCGTGCCCTTGTCGATGGGCGGTAATGATGTTATAAGCAATCTTACCTGTTTGTGCGGAACTTGCCATGACCGAATTCATTATGACGGGCGCGGAACCATTAGCAATAGCGTAGCGGTACGAAACGGCATAAAAGCCGCGCAAGCGCGTGGTGTGAAATTTGGGCGAACCGGCGCGAACGATGAAAAGGTTATGCAACTTATCGCTGAAAAAAGTACACAGTTCAATATGTTCAGCGAAACAACCGAACATGAAATAATGGAGATTGCGGGGGTAAAAGAAACCTGTTACTACAGGTGTAAAAAGAAGCTTGTAGACGCTATGAAAGCTGACGAATGGCCGTATCAATTCAAAAAGCCGAAACAGGTAAGAACACACCCATTATATGATGAATTTATAAAGCGGGAGCGCGGATATTAACCGACGTAAAATGCGCAGGAAGGAGATAAGCATGAAGCTTATTGAAGTTAGGAAAGGCGATACCTTTTCAATTCAGGGCACGTTATTCACATTTATTGACGTTGAGAACGACACGGCGATTTTGAAGAACGTGCGCAAGAACCAGACGATCACTTATGGCCTCGGAGCATTGCAGCGTGTTGTTCATCAGTTCGGGTACGAAATCGTAGTATAATAGACCGCCCGCCCGTGGGCATTGTACGCGGGCAAGGAGGTGTATCATGGCAAAGACTATGAAGGTGTTGGACATCCACAACGGCCCCATCCGCTACCACTGCATCAAGCAGTTGGATGTCAGCATCAACCCGTACCGGCTGTACCGTCTCGAATGGCGGGAGGGCAGGTGGCACAAGAAGCAGATCGCCCGGTATCAGGACTTCCAGAGCATCGTCTGGCACGTCTACAATATCGCGATGAATCAGCACTGGGAATAGGAGGTATCATCATGCACAACATCGAGTATTACAGCTATGATGAGAACATCAAGCGTGACTGGGTACAGCAGAAGCTTGATGCCTACGTCAAGCGGGAAACCTATCAGGAGGGCGGTCATGGTTTGGACAAGAACATCCGTTGGCTTGACCGTGAGCCGGTATGCGAGAACGAGGACGCCGCCCGGGAGTTGATCGGCAAGCGTGACAAGGGCTGGTATGATCAGCTCGCCGTCAGGTACTACCAGCCGGAGCCGACGCAGACCAAAGCGCTGAACGAGCTGCGCCAGAAGATCAAGGACACCTATGACGAGTATGCGCGGCGCGACGGTGAAATCTGGGCAGAGAGCGTAAAGGCCGAGTTCGTGGGATGTAAGGGCTGCGGCAGCAAGCTCTCCCGCGTCCACATCAAGCGCAACCGTTGCCCGGTGTGCGGTGCTGACCTTCGCCCGGCGTCATTGCTGAAATCCGTGGAGGCTGCAAAGGCCAAGTGGCAGAAGGCACAGGCTGCCGAGAAGAAGTACATCGCAGCGCACAGCAAGAAGAAGGTCTTGTGGCTGGTGAAGATCGAATACCACACCTGAGACGCGCAGAAACCGTCCGTAGAGGCGCTACACAGGGAAGGGCGTAGAAGTTATAGGGCACGACAGCGGCGGCGCAGAAGCGTTTCTACGCCGTCAGAACAGGAGGATCGACAATGGGAAAGACTCACTGGATGGAACTGCAGATGGCTGGCATCCCGTATGAGGACTGGGACGTGCTGGATCAGTCCGACTATCAGGAGTACATGCAGCTCAATGCGGAAGAACGGTATGATCGTGACAACGGCGTCTATGATGATGACAAGGAGGATGATGACGATGAGTATTGACGTGTATCAGATGGTCACTGACCGCATCATCGGGATGCTGGAACAGGGCACGATCCCGTGGGACAGGCCGTGGACGGGTGCAGGGCGGTACGCCATCAAGCTGGCCAGCGGCAAGCCGTACAGCATCCTCAACCAGATGCTTCTCGGCAACCCCGGCGAATACCTGAGCTTCAACGAGTGCAAGAAGCTGGGCGGCAAGATTAGGAAGGGAGCCAAGGCGAAGATCGTCGTGTTCTGGAAGATGCTCGACCACGACGAGGAGAAGGACGGCAAGATCACTGTCCGGCAGATACCGTTCCTCAAGTACATGAACGTGTTCCACATCGACGACTGCGAAGGGCTGGAACCGAAGCACTACGAAACCACGCTGCGCGACTTCAACCCCATCGACAAGGCCGAAGAAGTGATTGCCGGGTACGTCACCCGCAGCGGGATTACCCTTGAACACGTCAAGCAAGGCCGCGCATACTACAGCCCGGAAGTTGACAAGGTTGTGCTGCCAATCAAGGAGCAGTTCACCAGCGAGGCCGGGTATTATGGCACAGCATTTCACGAGCTGACCCACAGCACGGGCCACAAGAGCCGCCTTGACCGCATCGTCGCTGGTTCGTTCAGCTTCGGTGACGAAACCTATAGCAAGGAGGAATTGGTCGCCGAAATCGGCAGCGCGTCCCTCCTGAATATGCTGGGCATTGAGACAGACAGCAGCATCCGTAACAATGCCGCATACATCCAGAGCTGGATAAAGGCCCTGCGCAACGACAAAAAGCTGATCGTATCGGCAGCATCCAAGGCTGGCAAGGCAGTGGAGTTGATAATGCCGGAGATGGCATGAAGAAAGGAGTTATACCATGAAATACGAACGTGTTGAAATCAACGCTGGGACACTTACTGACATTCTTCCTGACGGATGCAAAGTGTATAAGCGGCCCGAATTGCCGAAGATTGAATTTAAGGCAAACAAAGTTACATACAAAGCCACAGACCTGCGCTGTCTGAATGAAACTGCGGTAAACTGTTTCATACAGATACTAACCGAAGTTTGCAATAATCCAGATTGTAGAAGTGTCGGATTTGATGTTTCCGAAGTTGAGCAGGATAAGATTGACCTGATAGGCGACATTGTTACCGGTATTGATTATTCGTACCATAAAGGCGGTAGAAACGGATACTCCGGCAGTTCATGTTTTCTGACATCTGGTACTGAATATCATGAGACAGACGAAGGTGCAACACTGACATTTACTATAATTCAAGATCATGCGCGGGCAGTTTACGAATATGCCAAAGGCAAAAGTCAAATCAATTATTTTGAAGCAATTATCGCCGTGCATGAGGCTACATTTCAGGATTTGCTTGAGGCAATAACAAATCAGGTATAACCTATTTCAAGCCCGTCAATGTGGCATCCCAGCCTTGACGTTGAACAACATTTGATGATATAATAACGCGGGAGGTGACAGGATGGCACGAAACCGGGATTACACAGTCCCGCGTCATACCAACGAAAGCAACATCGCACAGGCCCGCTTGAAGAAGGGCTGGACGCAGGGCCAGCTTGCGGACGCCATCGGCGTGAAACAGTCCCAGATCGCCGGATGGGAGACCGGCGCACGCAAGCCAAAGGTGGACGCGCTCATGCGCATCGCGGATGCCATGGGCATAGACTGGACAACATTGATTCAAGAGTGACCCTTTCGGGGGTTGCTCTTTATTTTTTAAGATTTTATTAAACTCTCCATTTAGGGCTTTACAATATAAACATTTGTTGATATAATGATAATGTAATCAGTTAATGATTACGCAAGGGCAAACATGGAGGGCAAGAAAATGAAGCAGAAGATCAAAGAGCAGCTCTGGGGGATGGTTGAAAAAGCTATCGCCGAAGAGGATTACAGCATCATGCGCGAGGCGTTCTGGGTTGCTTACAAGAACGACATTGAGATGATCGAAGCTGACGACCATGTGATGGTCGAGGATGAGCGGTTCGACTTCAACGGGGCATTCTGATAAGACCATAAACAAGGAGGGTAAAAACCATGATGATGAGCGAGTTCATTGACCGCACCGGCTACCAGCCCAGCAGCGAGGAGTACCACTATATTGAGGACAGCTACTACGAGTTCGATGGAAACAAAGACGAGTTCTGCAAGCAGTGGTTGAAGGACAGCAAGGACGGCCACTGGGCCAAGGAGCTGAGGCTCCGCAAGGCGATGGACGAGATGAAAGCCCAGATGCAGGCGGTCATCGACGAGAAGGAAGAGAACCTCAAGTTCTACCGCCCCTATCCCCAGAAGTTCTGGGACGCCGACAAGCAGTTGAAGGCCGCGAACGAGAAGCTGGAGCGGCTGGAAAGGGTCTTCAAGAGGGTTTACGAGATCGCATGAACGACACAGCGCCGGGGCTTGCGCCCCGGCGGGCCAACAGATTGAAAGGAGAGAGAACAATGAAGAAGGTTCTGATTGGCAAGGTCATCATTGATAAAGATGTTGAGATGGTCAACACCCAGTTCGGTTACGCCGCAAGCTACGAAAGGCTGATGGTCAAGAAGGGCGAGTACCCGATCTACGCATATGAAAATGATCTCAAGCGCAGCGGGTCGGTGCTCGGCTGGCGCAACTTCATCGGATATGAGGGAACGGTGATCGACGGAAACGTCGGCGGCAAGCCCGGTGATAGCACGCGATATGATCTGATGATCTACGACTACAGTCTGGCTGACCACTTCCTGGACGGGCACACCTACGACGATGTGCGCAAGACCTACGAACTCAATCCTGAGTGGGGCATTGAGCTTCATGACTTCATCAGCAGCATTGACAACAGGCGCGTCTTCACCAAGAAGATCGTTTTGAAGGACGGAGCCGAACTCCACTACATGGACTAAACTACAAGCCCTCCCGGCGGGGCGATACACCGGGAAGGAGGACAGCATGGCAGACTTCATCAAGGTTCAGAAGCTCTCGAACACGATCCGGGTGATCATCGAGCCGGTTCAGCTTCGTGGTCGCACTGAATACCACATAGCCGCCCTGCAGTACATCCCCGGCAGCTCCTACGGCTGGGAGGTTCACCCGGACGGCTGGCGCAACACGATGGCTACCACCAGTCCGACGCTCGAAGGAGCCAAGAGACTGTTTGAGCAGATGGTGCGCAGCGAGCAGCGCTGGCTGGAAGACCGAGCATAACGACATCCCGCCACGGAGGTAACGACGGCAGAAATTGAGGATTATATGACTGTCAAAGAATTACTGGCACTTCCGCAATACGGCGTAAAGCCGTTCCCGCCATATAATGAAGTCCACGTTGAGGTTCGCGAGCGATACAAGCCAGGCAATTACATTCTGACCGAAGATGAAGCCATTGAGCGTTTCGGTGGCCGCCACGTCTGGCTGGCGTTCCACGATGAGGGTACATTTGATGAACCGATACACGGAGAACACGTTTACGCCATCTGCATAGACTGAAAGGAGGACATCATGAAGGTATACCGCTACTACTGCCAGTACCGCCCACCGATGCCCGGGGCTGTTCCCCGGGACGGGCTGGTGAATGTCGGGGAGTACGATTACAAACAGGCGTTCAACGGGATCAGCGCATGGGGCTGGGCTGAGTACAGCCGGGAGCTGACGGAGAAAGAGATCAGCGACTATGAACTGGCGGCTTCGCCCAATAATCCGCTTGAATACCCGTAGGGCGCGCAGAAACAGCCTTCTAAGCTGTTTTCCAGCGCAGGGCGTAGAAGTTATAAGGGAGCGTGAGACGCGCTGAGAGCCGCCTTCTACGCCGTCAAATAAAAAGACCCGCCAAGGCCGAAGCCAGGGCGGGTTTGTCATAGGTATCGGAACAATCGTTCCTGCAGCTTGTACACGATGCGCTTGATCTGGCGATCCGACATCTCAAATTATTCTGCCAGCGGCTCGAAGCAGCAGCCATCGACGAGGCGGCGCTTGAGGATACGCCGGTCACGGTCAGAATGGATATGCTCGTCGATCAACGCGCATATCTGGGAGTTGGTATAGTCCTTCATGCTGCCTCCCAAAGAAATACCCCGGCACGAGGCCGGGGCTTGTTATTTCCTACGGCGTTTGCGGGGCGCTACTCCCTTCGCCGATGATCGGTTCTTCTTGGTTCGGGTCCGCATGCGTTGTGACATTGCAGTCTCCTCCATGGCTGTTGCCAATGATGTTGACGCTCTGCCCGTCTTGCTCGTAGCTCGTGAAATCATACTGATTCAGGTACCACAAGAAGCCGCCGGTGATGGCTACGCAAGCGGCGATTGCCACGATGAGGGCGATCCACAGCCGCTTGATGTGGCGTTCCTGACGGGCCATCTCAGCCTCGTGGACGATGTACGGGACGTTCTCAGGCGTTTTATCCGGCTTGATGTGCTTCTCCATGGTGTTGCCTCCTGTGTATTGATAGGACTATTATACCATCATTCCTGCGGCGTTTCAATCGGTTCGGGAGGTTTGGATTCTTCCAGAAGCGAGTTAATGATCTTCGGCATATTGAAATACTGCAGGACAGCGGCCTCGACTTCCCGGCTGTCAACGTCAAAGCCCTTGCCGCGCAGGTAGGTCAGGGCATAGTCCATCTTTTCGGGGCCGTGGGACGCGCCGAAAATCTGCTCGGCAGCGAACACGGCGACACGGATGGCGGCAGCAAGGCTCTGCTGCTGTTCGTTGGTCGTGCGGGCCTTAATCCAAGGAATAAGGCGGCAGGTGATCAGGACGGCGATCAGCTCAAGCACCGCGATCATGATGTGGGTGAGGTTGATATTCATACAATCACTCCTTCTGCGGTTTTATGCCAGTATCGGATTAATGCTTGACGTATACGTTCTTTGGTTACATCGGAAATGTGCTTGGGGGCATTGGCAGCTTTTACTGCTTCTTCAAGTTTATCTTCATCACCTTCATAAAGCCAGATGAAGCCACCAGCGGTCTTATAGTTTCGCGTACAACACTTGATAACGTTTGAATAATGAATACCCAGAGCCGCTTGAATTTCAGTCGATGCATTCCACGTCCTGATATACTCACCATCAAGCGTATACTGGCATATTGTTCTTGCTCTTGGAGATTTACTCCCGATGAATGCGCCTTTGAAAAGGCCCTTCATTTTCTCGCTGCGTTTTCTGCGGCACTCCTCCGAACATTGTATGCCCATATTTGCACCACTCCCACCCGGATGACGATTATAGCCATAGTTTGGATCATTGGCGTGGTGCTGTTTGATCAAGTATCTTTCTGCTGCATATGCTTCTTCGCGTGATACATCCACAAGCAGAATCTCATGGGTGAAATTATTCCAACCGAAAGCTTGAATTGCAGCATAAAAGACAGGGTTATCAGTGTAACCCTGTCCATTCGCCCATCTTGCATTCGGTTTTCTGCTTGTTGTGCCTATATACACTTTCCCATCTGGTGATGTGTGTCTATAAACACAAAACCCCATATCATACCACCTTTCTATGTTCAAGGTCCGTAAGGCGACGGTCTGCAGACTTTGCCTTTTCTTCAAGGGCGGGTACCCTTGTAACATAGTCGTTGTGTTTCCGCACCTCGTCGGAGAGGTTTTTGATCTCCGTCTTTACCACGGCAATCTCCCTCTCCAACTTGGCATCCGACAGCTCGCTTTGCTTGTCCAGTTTGGCGAACAGTTCTGCGTTTGATCTTCGGTTCGTGATGAACACGCCGATCAGGGCAAGCCCGCCGGTTATAAGGGCTACGATGATAGATTCACTCATTAGGCACCACCTCAGCTTCTACTCATCACCCAGAAGATCAGGGCGATGGTTAATACTATGGCCCACGGTATGTCAATCGTCATACCAAAACACGTACAGCGTCACAAGGGCGAGGAACAGGATGCACGCCATCATGCGCCCTCCAATCTGCCGTACTTCCCGGACACCCAGCCGGTTTGCTTCTCGAACTCCACGAGGAACCAGCCGTTGTCCGGGTAGGTGTAGCCGAAGTAATGCAGCCGGTCGTTCTGGTGGACGACGCCCAGCGAGCCGTAATCCGTGGACGGCCCCTTGCGCACGAACACGCTGCTGCCAGTGATCACGACGGCGGGCAGCTCGTACTCGGGGATCTCCTCCACCGGCGGCTCAAGCCCGTCCTGCTTGTGCTGAGAGGCGTAGCCCTCCGGGTTCCACTGCTCCCGCACCTTGCTGCCTATGGTGAGATTGCAGGCGGCATGGTGATTCTCGTAGAGCAGGATGTCGCCCGGGAGCAGGTAGTCCGGCGAGGTCAGGTATTTACTTGCTGTCAGGGCGACGAAGCCCGCGCGGGTGAACTCCTGACGCATGTTGCGGGAAGAGCAGATTGGCACGTTTTCCAGCGCCTTGATGCCGAAGATGTACCCGGCAGCACGGACATTGGCACTGACGCCCGCCGTGCAGTCCTCCTCGCAGGCCGTGGTGATCTTCGAAGGATCGTAGCCCTCCTTTTTCAGCGCGGCCCAGTAGGACGTGCGCTCGGATTGGTCATAGCCGATCTTGTCATTGAGGCACATGGCGATGCTCAGGTCAGCGATCTTGTCTGCCACCGCCTGATCGGGGTACCGGAGCACAACCGTCCATGGGCGATTGTACCATTTGCGTATCTCGGCCTCGTGCCCCGTCTGGTCTCCGGCCTTGCCGCCTTGCGTGCCGGAGTTCTCATCCTTGCCACTGTTGGCGATCCAGTGGGTAGAGGTCGAGAATTTGTATTTATTGAAGTCGATCATGGTGTCACCTCACTTAATAGCTCACGTCAGCCACAATATCAATGCCAAGCCCGTAGACATACCCGGCCCACTGAAAGGATTCGCGGTTCGTCATCTTGCCCTCATAGGTTTCCTGTACTGCCTGCCACTTGACCCAGTGTTCCGTCCGGGAGCCGTCCGACCAGTTGACATACACGTAGGACGGGAAGCAAATCGGGCACCCGCGCTCATCATCAATGGACATATCGCTGCTGGTGGCATTGACCGTTATCGGATTATAGGACGCAATGCTGACCGACTCTTTGGCTTTCGATGTGGCCTTCTTGTAAATCCGAAGGTAATCGACCTCAAACTCCACATCGTCAAGCGTCGTGTCCGCGTCGCCCGTCCATCCCGTTCCCGATATGCGCTTGTAAGCTGAAAGAATGTGTATCAGCGGATATTGCGGCGTATTGATATTCATCGTGTCAACGAGCGTCCCATCCACATACCACTTGTACTGTCCGTTCTTCCAAAGGAAACCAACTGTGTGAAAGCCAGTAGCGAAGTCTACGCTCACGTCCGTAGTCCTGTAGAGTTCCGTCGCGCTTTCATCAGTCTGCTTGTGTTGACCATGTGGAAGTTGCTGTGTGTTCTTTGCCAATATCTCTGTAATATCGATTTCCGCCCTCGGATTGCTGGCATTGAGGCCGTCCTGAATGCCAATGCACCACCACGCCGTATGACAGCCGCCTGTCGCTTTCCAGACCTTGAAGCGGCACTCATAATAGCCTTCCTGCGTCAGAAGCCCCCAGAACGGATTGATGTCATGATAGGGACTTGCAATGTGAAAGCCGTTATACTCTCCGGTCGTGACAATGCTTTCAGCCACATTATTGGTATCGTCATCTAAGAACCTGTCCGGGGCGTCCTTCTTGATGCGCAGATGCAGCTTGCTGTCGGCCAGATAATAGTCCGACCATGCCTGATAGCGCTTTGGAACCACGCTCACGAACATAACGTCGTTCCAGTAGTTCTTGTCGAGATCATTGCCATCAAACTCATCCCGCCATACAAGCCGATAAGGATTTCCGTCCACAGTCTTGTATTCCGGGGTCGTAAGAAATCCCACTGACGGCTCGTTGCTGATGTCCATCTCGTCACCTTTGTAGTTGTACAGGCGACTGATCTCCACACTGTTTCCGTTATAGGTGTACATTCAATCACTCCCCTGTCACATAATATTTCACGCCGTTTATCATGAACAGATGGTTGACCAGAGTATTGAATTCATCAAAACTCGCAGCAGCATTGAACTGCATGATAAGTCTGACAAATGCAGTGTTGGCAAGCAGCGGATGATTCTCTATATCGCTGATTGGGTAGGGTAAATCCGACACATAGCCAAGATACTGTTTGTTTGCATCATAACACCTGATGCCGTATGTAGACGTTACGTTTACCGGATTAAACGGGTCGGAGAACGCCCTCCAACTTTCAGCAAACGGGCATCCGGTCACCGTAATCGTAGTACCACTTATAGCGATATACCCGGTTGTACGTATTCTCAACGGCTGCACGCTGTTATCGCCGGTGGACGCGCTAACATCGCCCAGTTCCATCGGTAGTTCGGTAAACGTCAACGGAGATTCGATTTCAAATACGTGGCTGGTTTTCTTATCGTCGTACCATCCGAGCCGTATGTATTTAGTATTGGATGCAAACGTTACAACCCGAGAGCTGTATGCATTAGCACTACCTCTTGAGAATTGCGTCTGCCTGATGAAATTCTTATTGGCATCATATTCTGATACGCGCCAGTTGGATTCCGACCATAGACGTGTTGTGCCTTGTGTCCCATTTCCGGTGACACGGAAGTTGGACGGCTGCAACGCAATCCAGTAAGACCGCGCAATCACAGGGATGAAATCAGCGATGTAATACGACGCGCCAGCTTCGCCGTCCTGAATTTCGCCATCGGCATCAATATATTTGCCCGAGACCAGTTCTTCGGGTTCGTAAACGCCGTAATTGAAATCAGTCGGATCGACCGGCCCCACGTCCCCGGAATTCAGCGCCGTGACCAGCGCATTGTAGTAAGGCGTGCCACTGTCAAGCCACGCGACGTGCTGGAAGCACTGGAGCAGCGCGGTCGCCACCGCCGAAGGCACGCCGGCTTCGCCCAGCGCGACGTTGCCGTTCTCATCCACCACCAGCGCCTTGCCCGCGTTGCTGCTGCCCTGATCGATATCCACCTTCCCGGTTTCCAGCTCGTCGATGTCCTCCGCGCTGGCCGCATCGATGTTCCCGCGTGCCGCCAGCTTCTGCGCGGCGGTCAGATCCTGCGCCTCATTGAAACGCACCGCCACGGCGTCCCGCAGGTCGTAGTCCGTCCCGTTTATTCTGAATCCGTCAATGACTGCCATTCATCATTCCTCCCTCGGGCTGGTCAGCACCAGCGTCGTTCCCTGCAGCCGCATGCCGATGCTGTGGGTTTCCGCATCGTCTGCGGCCTGTTCCGCCCTGTTCCTCGCGGCCTCCGCCGCAATCTGTGCCGCACCGGCGTCCCGGGCGCTGTCTGCGGCGCTGCTGGCGTCCCTCGCAGCGTCCGTGGCGCTCTGCGAAGCGTTGGCCTCCGATTCCCCGGCAGCGTCTCTGGCCGTCTCTGCGGCCTCCTGCGCGGCCTGAGCGTCCAGCGCGTTCTGGTGGGCGTTCTCGATGTCGTCGATCTCCTGATTGAGCAGCGCAATGGCCTGCTCTACGATGCCGACCTCCCTCGGCGTGGGCGTATAATCCTCGGGCTTCGCCTTGGGTAGCACAGGTATGACGGCCATGTACTCGGTCTGGCCCTCCTCGGCACTGTTCTGCACGTACACCCACGCGAGGATGTCCTTGCCGGACTGGAACAGCTCGTCCGGGATGTCCACGGGACTGCCGTCGGTCAAGAACCGCGCAGCCTCGGCCTCGCCCTCGTTGGCAAGGTGCACCTCGTACACGTTCGGGAGGCGCAGCGTTCCGGCGAAGCGCAGCTTCTGCCCCACGTCCCACTGGTGGCGTGGGACCGTGCGCGTGACCCGCAATGCGCCGAATACGGCGGTGATCATGTTATCCATTCGAATTATCCTCCACGCTCAGGGTCGAAGCACTGACGGACGCGCCGTTGCCGGTCAGGTAGAGCGTTGTGCCCCGGACCTCCGCTGCCAGCGTCTTGATGCTCCGGATGGCGTCGCCCATCTCCCGTGGATAGTAGGTGTCCGAGACGCCCAGCTTCGACCGGATGGCGTTCGCCGCGTCGGTCAGCGACGCCTCGGTGATCAGGGCTTTTTCACTGACTGTCGCCATCAGCTCGCCTCCCTCTTGTATTTGATCGTCAACTCTTCGTCGTGGTCGTTTACTCGGATGCCTGTGATGTAATCCGGGTCATCAGTGTCCGGGATGAAAGCCAGCGTATCGCCGACGACATCAACATAGATGGTCGACAGATCGAGGCTCACCAACGTTTCCGCCGGTGCGTAATAGTCATTACGCCCGAGCGCAAGGGTCTTGTCAACGCCGTCCACGGTGTACGGGTAGACGTAGTGGACGCGGACGCGATAGACGGGCCTGTCGCTGTAGTAGGAACCCGGAATCCTCGCGATGGTCAGCTTGCTGCGGTTCTGCACGCCAAAGGTGAAATCGCATTTCGTGATGATGCCGGGGATGACGACCGCATTCGAAAGATCGCCGTCGGTGTCATAGTAAAACGCGACCGGCATGCCCGGATAATACTGCCCGTTGTTGATGACGTCGACTGTGTATTCCTCCGCGATGAAGAAGCGCCACTTGCGCTCGTACACGCCTGAGACATTATCAGCATTTATGATCATCACGTCTGAGATTTCAACGGGTTTTCCTTCATCGTTGTCTTCGTTCAGATCTTCATATCCATCAAATTTACGACAATACCATGTAGTGCCGAGAACATCATCAGTGACTTCCACCGTCCAATCGTCCTTAACCTCCGGCTCACTTGTCGTCCATTGGCCATAAGACCAAACTGCTAACGATCCCGCAGGTTCGACATACTGCCGTTCCGGGCGGAAAAACGTGTCGCTGGCAGGTATCAGTGTACTTGTTGGAAACGCCGGTATCTGCCCGACCTCGTTTACCCGTGTCAGGAGCAGGCCAGTACAAAACCACTGCTGCACGGTCAGCCCACAGGTGATACACATTTGCTGTAGGCGCTCCCGCGCGGTCTGCTCCGGGAAGAAGCCCGTCACGCGTGCATCTCTGTCAAGTACGTCAGATGCCAGAATATAGGTGATGTGCTTCGGCGTGCCAGACTTGATGTACGTCGGGTTTTCCGCCCATTCCATTATTGTTTGGATACCCATACTTCCGGTCACCCGAAGTGCCTTGAGCGTCCATGTATCCAGAAGCGCAAGTTCAGACTGCGCCAGCACGCGCACAATATTATCGGCGATCCGCTCCGCTTTCATGATGCGGTAATCGGCGTATGTCGTCAGCTGGCCGTCCGGGTACAGGCGGATGCGATGGCCTGTGGTGATGTTGTCCGTGGTGATGATTTCCACCGTAAATTCGCATACCGGGATGGACGACAGGGTGATGTCCGTCTCAGGCGCGAATGTCAGCGATTTCAGGGCGCGATATTCCGTGGGATTGACGGGCGTTGTGCCCCATTTGGTCTTTTCATACACGATCACATACACACCGTCACCCCCTCAGTATTTGATCTCGTCGGCGTTGCGGTACTCCACCGCCAGATCCCAGTGCCCGTTGACCCAAATCCACGTGTCGCCCTCGGAGTGCTCCGCGATCTCGGGTACCACAGCGCGGCCACGGGCAAGTACTGTGGTACGGTTCATGGACTTTGTCGGATGGTTCGCCGTCACTGTGAAGCTCAGGCCCTTCCAGTAAGTGCCGCCGCCAGCCAGCCGCACGTAGACATCCGAGACATTCTCCACGCGCCCGGTGACGGTCACGCTGGTCTGGTTATACGGCAGCACAAACGTATGGCCGTCCACCGGCTCCGTCAGCTGCTCATACAGCGCCGTGTGCCTGTCCCGCTGATTCAGCGGGATGGCCACGGACACTGTGTACTGCATGTAGGTGCCGATGACGTCGTTGAAGTAGTTCCTGTTCATCAAAAGCCCGCTGACCTCGGAGGGGCGAATCTCCGCCGCCCGCTCGATGGAGCAGGGCCACGGCCAGCGGGTGCCGTCAATGGTAAAGGACATCAGTGGTCACCTCACTTTGCGAGGCTGACGCCGATGCGCTGACGTTCAGCTTCGATGTAGGGGAAGGTCACGCGGCCCACGTTCGCGCCGTCAAGCTGCATGTTGACATGGATGTCGCGCGGGCTGCGGTAGGTATTCACGACGACCTCCTGCGCGGACAGGACGGCGTTGACGGCCTGATTGATCATCTGCTGGATGGTGGTGACGACGTTGCCAACGACCTCCACGCCCTGATTGACCTGACTGTTCTGGATGGTCTCACCGATCATGTTCTGGATGGAATTGACGGTGTTGACGACGACGCCGATGCCTTCCTCGATGCGGTTATCCTTCATGGCGGTCATATCACGGCTGAAATCGCCGAAGGAACCGATGCCGGCCTTGACTTCACCGATCTGCTGCTGGAGCATGTCAGAATTGAAATTTGGGGTGAACTCCACGGTTGCGCTGTGGCCGTTGATCTGGCTGGAAAGGGCGGATTCATCAAAGGCGGGGGAGAAGTCCACGGTGGACTGTTTGCCGTCGATCTGGCTGTCAAGCATGTCCTCGTCGAAGTCCGGGATGATCTCGACGGAGACCTTTTGCATCATGTCGGTGTTGCGGACGAGGTCGGACGCGCTGTTCACGGCGTCGGGCATGGCGTCGGTGACAGCTCCGTAGATCATGCGATACAGGGAGCTGACACCCACGACGGCCTCGGGGCCAGCGTCGCCCGCCTCCTGATACTTGCCATCGGCGAAGCCGAAGATGGTGGGACGGGTGAAGATGTGGCCGGACGCCATGGACCGGGCGTTCTTCTGGATGGTCGCGCCGCCGGGGATGCCGACGACGTTGGCGTTGACGTTGACGGAGAAGGACTGCGCATTGAGTGCGGACTGGAAGTTGCTGCCGAAATTGTTGCCGGACTTCGTACCCGCGCTGCCCACGGCGTCGGCGAGGTAATCAGCTACGGTGTCGCTGGATTGGGACATCGTGGTCTCGAGGTTGACACCTGCAGTCGCGCCGCCATCATTACCGGCATTTCCGATCTTGGCCTCAAGGTCCTCGGCAACAATCGTTCCACTCTGTGCCATAATGCCTTCCATGTTGACTGCTGCCGTTGCGCTGCCGTCAGTGCCAGCAGCGACAAAGACATTGTTCTCAAGGTCTTCCTTCAGGCGCTTCGCTGATTCGACATCAATGATAAAGCCATCGCCGACCTCAACATCGACGCCGCCATTCTGTATGGCGTATTCTATGTTCTTGCCGAGCTGTTCAGGGTCTATTTCGGGAAGTATGGACATTGGAAGCTCGACACCGCCATAGTTGACGGCAGCCTCCTTTGTGTTGTCCACCATCTTTGTAAGCGATTCTTCGTACACCTTGGGGTCTGGCGTAGGCTCAGGCCTGAGATTGATGCCGAGAAACGGAACGCCGCCATCAAGGCCAAAGAGGTTTCCGACGCCCTTCAACAGTGTTGTCGTGGTTCCAGAACCAGAACCGCCAAAGCCTGAAAACAGGGCGCTTACAAGCTTCGGCGCGGCCTCGGTCAGCTTCGGGATGATCTTATCTATGACGCCGTCGAACAGGGTGCCGATCAGCCCGCCAAGGGATTCGAGCAGCTTCTGGACGGATTCATTCTCTGCCAGCTCGTCGATCTTGGAGGCCAGCATGTCGATGCCGCCGGTGATGCCGTCCTTGCCGATGGCGTCGGAGATGTCGTTCAACGCACCGGTTGCCCAGTCGACGACTTCCTTGAACGGGCCCTTCTGGTCGTCGTAGATGGTCTGTTTGAGGATGTCATAGGCGCTGTTAAAGCGGTCAATGCTGCCGGGTAGATTGTCCAGTTTGACGTCCGCCATGGTCTGGGCTGCGCCGGTTGCATCGGCGATAGAACCGCGAAGTTGCTGCACTTCATCATCAGTGGCATTCATGACGGCAAGCCAGCCGGACATGCCGGTCTTGCCAGCGACGGTATAGGCGACATTGCTCTTTTCTTCATCGTTCAGTTCGGCGAACTTGGCTCGGGAATCGTCGATGATTTCTCCAAAATCGCGCATCTTGCCGTTGCTGTCGAATATCTCAATGCCCATGTTCTCAAGGGTGCTGCGGGCATTATTTGTATCGGCGGCAAGGCGCTGGAACACACTGCGCATGGTTGTGCCTGCCTGACTTCCCTTGATACCGGCGGAGGCCATAAGACCAAAGGCAACGGCAGTATCATCAACATCAACACCAAGCGCACCAGCCAGCGGGGCGGCGTACTTGAAGGCCTCACCGAGCTGGGAGACGTTGGTGTTGGAGTTGGTGACGGTCTGGGCGAGGATGTCAACATAGCCCTGCACGTCGTCGGCGGTCAGGCCGAAAGCCGTGATAGAGTCGGTGACGATGTCGGAGACACGGCCCAAATCCTCGCCGGATGCGGCGGCAAGGGACATAATGCCGGGGAGGCCGGCCATCATCTGCTGAGACTTCCAGCCAGCCATGCCCATGTAATAATAGGCGTCGGCAGTCTGCTCAGCGGTGAAGATGGAATCCTTGGCCTGATCGAGGGCGAAGCCGCGGAGCTTGTTCATGTTCTCCACGGTGCCTTCCTGCTGGCCGAGAACGGCCTGAACGGAACCCATGGCGCGGTCGAAGCCAAGGCCGGTTTCGATGACGTCGCCGGTGAACCGCAGGACGGTATCGGCGAAGGCGCTGAAAGCGCCGGATGCGGCGTCGAGGCCGGAGGTAAAGCCCTGATCTGCGAGGCTCAGTACAGCTTCAAGGGAGAATGCTTCCATCAATCCACCACCTTTATGCCCATGTGCTCGAGGCGGTCCGTGGCGATCTCCATGCCGGAGCGCGGATCCTCGGGGACGGGGTGCAGTATGTCGTAATAGCGCAGGTCGGGCTTATTGCCGGTCCAGGCGCAGAGGGAGTAGAGCCGGTCGGTCACGTAGATGCGGTAATTGTCATTGCTGACACGGGTTGAGATCGCACTGGCGAAGGCCTCGACGAGATAGGGGGGGCCGAGAAGGTTGAGAAGGTCGGGCCGCGCAGAGGTCAGGGCTTGGAAGAGGTCGCCGGGTTCTGCGCGACAAAGGAGGTAAAAAAACTGCGGACGGCGTCATTGTTGTACATGGCGATGGCGGCGTCGTAATACTCCTTGAGGGTGTAGGCGTTGAACTCGTCGGGCGGGGTGAAGGTGGCGAGGCAGAGCAGTTCTCGGGTCAGGTCAGGGGCCTTTTCAAAGGCGGAGACCATGATGCGGCCCAGCGCGGCCTCGATGGCCTGAAGGCGTTCGGCGCGGGTCATGTCCTCGGTGACAGATTCGCGGGGATCGTTGGCCTCGGTCTTTTTCACCCACTCGGTGAACAGCGGGCGAATCTTGGTGACGGCTTTCATAAATTCTTCAATGGTGCAGGTGCTCAGGTTCTCCATATGTACCTCCTACGAAAAAAACGGGGGAGGCGCGGAGCCTCCCCTTGTGGGTCATTCGGTGCCGGGGATGATGTAGACCTCGAAGGGCACGTCATCCTCGTCGTCGATGGAATAGTGGGCGGTGAACTCGAAGGGCCACTTGGCCTTGGCCTTTTCGTCGGTCTCGACCTGGAAGCCGCCGGAGGAGATGGTGTCCATCATGTGGATGGCGTAGAGGCCGGGGGTATTGCCGGTGTTGATGTCGCCGTAGTCGAAGACGAACCACAGGTCCTTGAAGTCGTTGAGGATGTCAACGGTGGTGCGGGGCGTGATCTTGTTCGAGGCGACGTCGGCGAGGGCGATCAGGCGCTTGGAGGCCGGGGTGTCGGCGGAGATGAAGGTGCCGGAGAGCTTGATGTCCCAGTCGTCGAGCTTCATCAGCTCCTTGGTTTTCTTCGGGCAGTTGTTGATGTCCTCGCCGAAATCGATGAAGGACGGGGTGGCATTGAAGGTGACGGTGCCGGTGGTGGCGCCGATGATGTTCGCCTTGTTGACGGTGGGCGTGGACGGGTCGAAGGTGTCCAGCAGCACACCGGCATTGATGCCGATTTTCTTGAATACGTTCTCGGGCAGCTTCGCGAAGGCGGTGGACATGGTAATCACTTCCTTGTTCAGTAGGTCATCGCGTGAAGGATCATGGTCAGGTACATCACGCGCAGGCTGGAATCCGGGTCGGGCTGCTCCTGCGCAAAGGGCGTATGGTCGTCGGTGAACAGGCGCACGACGCCGGAATCCGTACGGACGGACGCGCCGCCTTCCCGCAATGCGGCCTCGATCTCGTCAACCTTCGCGGCCATGGCCGTGTATTTGTTCCCGGGATAAAAGAGCCATGCGTGAAACATAGACTCAGACATGGGGTCTGAGCTGACGATCTCATAGGTCAGGTAGGGCATGGTGACGCGGTCTGGGATATTGTTTTTGGCATAGGCCGGGATGCCGAAGCCACTGAAAAACTGATTCAGAGCGCGGATGGTGGATGTCACGTGATCGCCCACCTTTCGCAGGTCGCGCGGGCGATGGGCACGGAGGAAGGGAGCGGGGCGGCGTCATCGCGGGCGGTAGACGTCAGGCGGAAGGTCTCGTTGTCGGAAACGCGGCGGATGATGTCGTGATGCTCGAGGGGCGTGCCCTTGGGAACGACGATGGTAAACATCTCGTTCATGCCCTGCTTCTGCGCGATCTCAGCTTCGGTGGATGTGTCCTTGCGGAGGAAGGCCCGGAAGGTGACGCCGTCCTGATAGACATATTCAAAGCCGCCGAGACCGTCGGGAACGGGGGTTTTGACGAGGACGATATAGTCCTCCATCAGGTCAAGGATCATAGCCATAGGGACAACTTCCTCCATTGGTTGAGGCGGTTGGCGAACATGATCTCCCACGTCATCGCGCCGCCGGATGTGTTGGTCTTGCTCATGGTGAGCTTAGAGTACGAATAAACCCCTATCACGTCTTCCGACTGATAGGGGCTGTTGAGGACGTCGGCGTATTTCTGCTGCCATGCGGAGATGTCAGCAGCGAGGGCGAGGAAGGCACGGGGCGGGGCCATCTTGTAGATCGCGCCGGTGAAGGTCTCGTCGACGAGGTCATCGGCGGGGTAGACGTGGACGCCGTCGTTGAAGTCGCTGCCCTGAATCAGAAAATGATTGCCGGGCTTGAGGAAGTCAACGGTCAGCGCACCGCCGGAGATGGTGAAATCGCCCTGCGCACGGTCAAGGGGCTGGCCGTCGCGGCGGGTGAAATAGTTGTGGATATGCGCACAGATGCGCTCGATCATGGCTATCACCCCTTCTGACGGCTTCTACGGGGCCTCTTGGGCGGCTCCTCGCTCTGGACGGGTATTTCCTTGGGTTCGTCATTCGACGACTCTGCGGGCTGCTCTACGGCTTCTATGAGCGCCTTGCCGGTTGCGTTGTCGCATGACGCAAGCGAGGCGATGCGGGCCGCGTCTACGGTCAAGCCCTGCCGGGGGAAGGCGTCCCCCGGTTTATACAGGTACTTGCCGTCCTGCAGGTCGGCGAACGTAGAGATCACCCGGAACATCAAGCCCCGGGCGTCTCGGTCACGCTGGCGACATACAGCGCGTTCGGGTTGTAGAGGACGGGCATGAACAGGGCGGAGGCCTTGGTCCACAGCACGGCGGGGTCGTTCTCGCCCCACTGGGAAATGTAGACGTAGGGGGACGCGCCGGAGGCAGAAACGCCGCCGTCAAATGCGCGGGCAGCGTCGACCTCGGGCGGATCGCCCCAGAGGCCAGCGCCGACACGGCCGGAAGCGTTGGTGCCGAAGAAGGAAACCTTGTTGTTCGGGAAGTAACGCTTGGCGGTCAGGGCGGGGATGCCGGTGGAGGCGTTCAGAGCGCCGGGGACGTTGTAGGTCAGGTCGTTGGTGATGATGTCGGCGATGCCGAATTCCTCATTCAGGTAAGCGCGGAGATCGGAATTGCGGACGAGCTGGCCGACCATATAGACGCCGTTGACGGCCTTCTGAATGGCCTCGTCCTGGCGCAACTTGGTCAGGATGGCGCGGGCGAGGACCATGCCGGTGAGGGTGATGCCCTTGGAGGCAGCCTCGTCGACGAGCTCCTGAAGCTGGTCGGGAACGGACTTGGAAGCGCCGGGGCCGACGTCCAGCGTCTTGCTGGTGTTGCCGGCGGGCACGCCGTAGTCGACGGTAACATTCAGATCATTTTCCTTGATGGTCACCTTGCCGGTGGCAAGCAGCTCATTCTTCGCGACGAGGGCGCGGGTAACGACCTGCTCAGCCATGCGCTGGCCGTCGTTGAAGACGTACTCATACAGGGCTTCGTCACCCTGCACGCCGGAGCGAGTGAGGGCACGCATCAGCTCGGAAGTGTTGTTCTTGACCTTGATCAGGCCCTTCTCGATGTTGTGGGTATCGATGGGCACGCGGAAGGTCTTCTGGGCCTCGGTATCAAAACCGTGAAACTGGGCCATGACGGGGATCATATACTCATTGGCGATGGACTGCCACTGGGCGACGAGGTTGTTCGTCTTGATGTCCTCGAACAGGGCGGCGATGGGGTCGTTGGGGATGGCAGCGTCGAAGCCGACGGTCAGCCAGTCCTTCTCGGGGATGAAGCCCAGGACGTTATTGCGGAAGATGCTCATTGTCGTTCACCTCTTCTGTTATTCGCCGAAGTTGGGGCGGGTGATGGTGGGGGAGGCCGCGACGAACTTGATGCCGGTGAGGGCAGAAACGGCGGCGTTTTCGGGCGCGGCAGGCAGACGGTCGGTATAGACGATGCCGTCGGTGACGATGGAACCGGGCATGTCGCCGGTGGTCACGTCGATGTTCTCATAAAGGATACCCTTGGCGGTCGCGCCGTTGGCGGGTATGATCGCGCCTGCGGGAACGTATTTGGTGCCGTCATCGCGGGTGACGACCTGCGCGTGGTTGGCGGCGATGGTGGCGGTCAGGCGGGTGCAGTTTTCAGCGTCAACGAGAAAGTGACCGGCCTCCCAGCCCTTCGCGCTGTTATTGGCGATGAAGCTCATGCTGTTTCACTCCTTTTAGGTATTTGCGCCTCCGTTGTCGGCCGGGGGCTTGCCGAAGCGGCGCTCGTGGAACTTCTTGACCAGTTCGGCGGCACGGGGGTTCGGACCGTCGTTGCCGTCGTCCTTGGGCGGGGTTTCCACCTCTGCGCCTTTGGTGCGGGTACTGACTTTGAAATCAGCCCATTCGGTTTCGATGGCCTTCTTGAGGTCGTCGGCCTTTTCCAGTTTGCCGTCATCGCCGAGCGTCATGCCGTCAAAGACGGTGGCGCGGATGACGGTGTCGTGGCGCTTGGGGTCGATGCCGGCCTCAGTGAGCAGTTTGCGGTAGGCGGCCTTCACGTCGGCGAGCTTGGCCTTGGCGGCGGTGTCGGTCTTGAACTGCTCGAAGGCGTCGTGCTCCTTGGTGTACTTGTCCTCCCACTTCTTGGCCTTGGTTAGCTCGTCCTCGGCGGTTTGCTTGTCCTGTTCAAGCTGGGTGATCTCGTCCAGCTTGGCGTTGTAGCGGTCCTTGGGGACGAACTCACGGCCCACGGCAGAGGCCACGGCGGAGGCGATCTTGCCGATGCTGGCGGCAGGGATATTGCCGTCGCTGTCGGCGTGCTTGCTGATGATCTGTTCAAAGTCAATAGCCATGTGTGTAATCATCCTTTCGCTGTTACGGGTGCTACCCTGAATGATCGGTGGGTCAACCTGTGACGGATTGTCACGGGTATAAAAACAGCGTCGGCCTTGCGGCGGGCGCTGGATTTATTTGTTTTTCAGATGGTCCTTGAAGATGTCACGGATATGGTTGAGGTTATCCATGACGGCGGGGCGGAGGTGGGGCTTGGCGCGGATGAACCAGCCCTGATGCCATTCGCCGTCGTCGCCGATGTACCACCACGGGTCAATGTCATGGTGCCCGCGCTGGGCGCGGTTGATGAGCCACTGGGGCGGCTGGTTGTAGTGCGGGCCGGTGCCGAGCTCAACGTAGGGCGCATAATTCAGCGGGCTGCCGACGTGGACGGACTGGTCGGTCATGTCCACGGTGTAAGTATAGGACTGAGAGAGCTGCCCGGTCTCGCCGACGGGGGCGTTGTTGTTGGCCTCGCGGGCGATGTACTGGCCGACGTCCTCAAGGGCGGAGCGCACGTTGGTGCGCAGCAGGCGCTTGATGGCGCTGCTGTTGTCCTTATACCGAAAGCGCATGGGCATTGAACCGCCTCCTTTGCGCTGCCTCAAGGGCCAGAGTGCCGCCGAGAGCGTCGATGGTTTCGTCCCGCCAGCGTTTATAGGCCGCGAGCTGCGCGCCTCTGAGGGGGCCTGTAGGCGTTCTGGGTGCGTGCCCTGCCAGATGGACGGCCATACGGCAGCGGCAGTTGTAGGTCTCAGCGGGCGGGGATGTGGGATCGTGGGGAAAGCGCAGGGTGCCATGGAAGCCGCGAAAGCGATCAGGCATGGGCAGGGTCTGCGCGTGCAGGTGGCGGTGGGAATCGCGGACGCGATTGTCCAATATGGAGAGCCAGGTCTTTTCGACATCCAGACCGGCGTCGAGGGCGTCAAGCCCGGCCTGATACATGCCCATGTCGAAGACGCCGTAGATCATGGCCTGCGCGGTGGTGTTCATGGCCTGCTGGCATCGCCGGGTCAGGTGGCGGGCGATGTTGGCAGGCAGCTCGTCCGGGGGCGTGCCCTGCAGGCGTTCAAAGGCGATGACGGAGAGCAGCACGCGGCGGAGCCACGCGGTGTCCTCGCTCTTGTAGACGGTGCGCGTGGGCAAGTCGATCAGATGGTCCCGGACGAGGGCTTCCACCACGGCCTCGGTGTAGGGCAAGGGATAGTATTCCACCTGCTTTTGTAAACGCCATTCGGACTGGGTCGCGCCCTCGGCGAAGACACGGGAGAGCGCGTCGTTGATAAAGCGCATTGCGGCGACGTTGGCGCGGTAGAGGGTCAGGACAATCTCGGCGCGAACGGTGATCCATCGAAGGCCCCGGAAGAGGCGGTCAAGGGCGTCGGACTGGCGGGTGTGAAAGCCGGTGCGGAAGCGTCCGGTGCCGCCGCCAGAGGTCTTGCCTCCGGATGTGTGGTCTGCCTTCATCTCGAATCCGTTTTGCCGGATGTAGTCAGAGACAAGCGCGTCGACGCGGTCGCGGGCGGCGTCATAGGCCGGGGCGTATGTGTCCTGTACCTGCTCGAGGTAGTCATGGGCTGGATGGTCGCGCCCTGCGCCGCCGCCGGAGGTCCTGCCGCCGCCGGGTGTGGCGGTCAGCGGTGTTGGACGGGTGCGCCCGGCTCCGCCGCCGGAGGTGCGGCCTCCGGGATCGTTGTTACTCCTCATACCTCAGACCGCCGTTGCCGTCGTCAATGACGCGGCTGACGGGTTCCTCCTCCTCGATGGGTGTGCGGCGGGCGTTCTCGGCGGCGCGGCGGGCCATGATCTCGGGAATCTTGTCGACGTCGATGTTGGGCAGCTCCTCGAGGATGGTTTCCTCGTCCAAATACTCGGCTTCGGAGAGGATCATGTCCACCTGCTCGGACTGGTTACTGATGCGGTTGCGTTTGAATTGTGGGGTGGCCTCGAAGCCCATCAGGCGAAGGAGCTGCTGGACGAACTCGATGATCTGGTACTCAAAGGCGTCGGCTTCCTCATCCATAGGCTGGTAGGCGGCATTGATCTCGGTGGCGGTGACCTGCCGGGAAGTGATGTCGGTGGGATTGAAGGCACCGAAGTCCCGGTAGATGCTGCGCTCAATTCGGGAGAGGTAGGCCTCCCGGGCAGTGTAGGGCGGTTCCTGCGTAAAGGCGTTGACGGTGCTGTTGTCGGAGTCGGCAACGGCGACGTGCTGCAGGCGCAATCTGTCCATAAAGCGTTGGACATCGTCGTCTTCCATGCCCATGGCCCCGCCGATCATCCAGTAGATGTGGGCGCAGTCGTTGACATCGTTGGCGAAGCCGGACTGAATGAGGTCATAGCTGTCGATGGCGGCGCGCATGCCGATGAGTGTCGACTGGTGGAAGGAATTGCCCCAGAGGGGGACGATGGGAAGGGAGGAATAGTTCTCCTCGCCGACGATCTCATCCCCGCCAGCGTCGGTGTGGGCGATGGTCTGGCGGTAGGCGCGCTTGGGGGCGACCTCCTCAAGGGTCAGGCCTGACTTGCCGCCGCGCGAGGCGTAGCGGGTATAACCGTCCTCCTCGTAGAGGACAGCGTAGACGGGCTTCTTGTTCCAGTCCAGGGACCAGAAGCGGATGCCGGCGCGGAGGGAGCCGTCGGATTCATCCCAGAGGGGGACGAACTCGGTCAGGGGGAAGATGTGGAGCCGGTCGACGTTCCAGAAGCCGAAGGACACGCCGTGGATCAGGGCGCGGTAGGCGAGGCGGAACAGATCGGTGTCGAACTTCGGGCCGAGTTTGTCTTTGACAGCGTCGTCATCGAAGGTAAGGCCGTTTCCGAGGGAATAGGTGCAGCGCTGGACGTTCAGGCGGCGGAAGAAATTCGAGGCGATGCGGTTGTTGGACGCGGTGAAGTCCTCGGCGGGCTTGCCGGTGAGCGTATAGATGCGCTGGATGGTCTCGGCGATGGTGCGGTTCTGCTGCCGGTCGTAGTCGTCGGCGATCTGGGCGGTCTCAAAGGCGTCGCTGTTGCGGTGGCGCGTGATGGCGTCGCGGATGAACTTCAAGAGCTGTCCCTTTTCGACGGCGGCGGTGAAATCCTGATATGTAAGCATTTGTCATCCTCCAAAGGGCGAAACATACGGCGTGCCGCTGCGATGGTCGAAATACCTGCAAACCACGGCAGAACTGTCAGGGGAATCGTCGTGTTCGGCATCCTCGGTATAATCCATGATCTGCGCGAGGTAGTCGCGGTCAGTGCCTTCGAGCCAGACGATATTCGGCCACCACTTGCGCAGCCAGGTGCTGATCTTCATATATTTGTTCTCGCGCTCGGTGTAGGTGCGGGCCTTGTAGCCCCTGCGCATGATCTCCTTGGCGAGGAAGTTCTTGTCGGCATTGGACTCGCAGTGGATCGGCCCGCAGCGCAGCCGCTGGGCGTCGGCGATGATGGCATCCAGCACTGTATCCACATGGGCGTGCCACATGCGCCCGTACATGTACAGCGTGTCGCCTCGGCGCTGGCCGCAGGTGAAGGCCGTGTAGTCCTCGCCGCCGTAGGCCGCGTCAATGTGGGCGATGCCGTCCCATATCAGCCGTGCATCATCAGTGAACGTCGGCGCCGTGTCGAACAGCGCGTTCTCCTGCGCGATGTGGCGAAGCTCGTAGTTGGCAGCGAACAAGGAAGGGGACATGCTGTGGCGCAGGTCGTCAAGCTGTTCATCGTCCAGCATGTGCGTAGAGTAGCAGTCCCACAGCTCCGGCTCGGGCATCAGTTCAAAGGCGTCCTCTTTGTGCCACGGCGTGCCCGTGTTGATGAAACGCCCGCCCGGATTACAGATGTTCTGCAGCTCCATGTAGACCGCTTTCGTGCGTTCCCTCTCGGCGCGGCTCACGCGGTCTTTAAGGTTGACGATGTCGTCCGTGATGATGATGTCCGCGTGCTTGCCGGTCAGGGAGCCGCCGATGCCGATGCCCAAAAGCTGAGCAGCACCACGAGGCGCGGTATACGTGCTCGTGGTGATCTCGCTGGACGTCACGCGCCGTATTTCAAGCGCGTCGTCCGTCAGTGCCCGGTAGATGTCGCACATCAGCGGGCTTTTCAGTATGCGGTTGACGGTCTTGATGACCTCCGCCACATCGGCGTCCGTCTTGCGGAGGAAGATGATGTTCTTGTCGCCGTGCCACAGCATCAGCAGCGAAATGGCGATGCACAGGCAGGTCGTCTTG